GAGCAGCCTCGGCATTTCTCCGGTCTCGTATGCGTGCTCGATCTGCGGCACGAGCTTCTCGCCGACGGTCCCGCCCTGCGGCAGCATGATGTCGGCCAGGAACTCGCGGTCGAACGAGCTGTCGCCGCTCGCTACGATCTCGAGCTTGGCCTTCAGGATGAGCAGCAGCGCGCGCCATCGACGGCGGTGCTCGGCGTCCGCGTATACCTGGCACCGCTCGGCGCTGTTCACCTTCCACGAGTGCGTGGCGTTGCGCTTGAACTCGGCCGGGTCGGGGATCTCGATCGCATAGCGCAGCATGCGACCGTTCAGCCGGAACTGGATCACCGCGCTGCGGTCCTGCCACGCGCTCAGAAATCCGTTCGCGCCGTGCTTGATGAGCAGCGACTCGATCTCTCCGCGCGTCTTCTCGACGGGCACGGCGGTGCCCTCGGCGAAACGGTGTGGCTTTTTCATGGTGTGCCCTCGAGCCATTCGACGAACTGCTCTTGAACGCTGATCGTGCGTAGTTCGACGGGCCCGCAATCCCGCGTCTCCATGCGGCTGCCGATCATCCCCCGGACGCCACTTCCGATCGTGACCATGCGGCTGTGGCACATGGGCAACATCTCGATCGGCTTCTCGAACACCTCGGCGGCGATCTTCGCCATGGCGCCCGGATGTAGCTGCTCGCGGGTTAGGCGTGCGCCGCAGCTCTTGCACTCGAGCACGTCGTACGGTTCGCGCCTCGCAGCGTCACTCCCCACGGTCGCCCCCACGCTCGGCGGCGGTACGGGTGCGGGACTCGCGCAGTCGCCGAAGCTCGCGGTGTGCGTGCCCAACGAACACGACCGGGAAGTGCTTGACCATGTGGCCAGCGTGCATTCTGCCCTCGTGCGTCATCGGCTCGACCACGCCGCGCGCCGAGTTGCACTGTGGGGACGGCGCATCTCCGCCCCACTCGTAGAACGCCAACCCGTGCTGCGGGTGCACGATCCACCAGTGGTCAACGATGCAGCGACCCGCGAGCGGTGTGACCGCCGTAGCCTCTGGCACGTAGACCATGAACGCTTTACGCGCCATCGCCGCCCCCGCTCTGCTCGCGCAGCTCCGCTTCGATGGCGTCGATCACCGCGTTGACCGAGCCCGTCGTGCGCGAGCGCCTGATCCGCTCCAAGTCCGCTCGCCTCGCTTCCCGTACAGCGTCGGCCTGACCTTGGCGGGCGTAGGCGGCGCCATCGGCGAATCCGGTGTGGTAGCCGGGCGTGCCGTCGTGCGCTTTGAACGCGCCGCGCGCGGCATCTAGGTCGTCGCAGCGCTGCTCGGTGTCGATGCCCACCCGGGGCTTGCGCGGCTTCATGGCTGGGGCTCCCGTGGCGTAAAGCGTTCGTCCTTGCTCCACTGCCGCGGCATCGGACACAGCGAGCTTTCGAGCGCGTGCTCGCCGCGCGTGGCCCAGCAAAGCGCGCACGACTTCGCCATGTACCGCTTGTACCGGAAGCTCTTGATCGTTTCGCTGGCGGCTTCGTAAAGACACGCGACAAGTAGCAGTCCGGCCGGCACGACAACGCCGCCGATCACGAATGAGATCCAGTGCAGTTCGCTCATAGCTCCCTCTCCGGCGTCGGTACGGCTGGGGGTGCGGCCATCAGCTTCAAGCACTTCGGGCACGTCACCGACGCGTCGACGATCGTCCACAGCGCTTTGCGTAGGTCGATTGCGCGCGGCTTCGGGAAGCAGAGCGCGGACACGCCGCGGTCGCTGATGTACTTCGCGCGGTGGTACAGCTTCGCCTTTGGTTCGAGTCGCATCACCCGCCCCCTTTCGCCAGCGCGGCGCGGGCGGCGAGCACGCGGTTCCACATGATGCCTCCGGGCAAGTGGTCGACGTAGCGCTTCGAGTCGACATCGGCCGAATCGACCGCCGCACACAACTCCCGCACCCTCTCACGCTCAGCATCGAGCTCGGCGCGGGCGGTGTCGCGTTCCTCGCGCAGCCCGATCGCGGTGCTCATGGCGGCGGCGTTCTCGGCTGCATGGCGCTCGCGCTCATCTTCGAGCTTCGTGAGCGCGCTCACCGGGCCGGCTCGTTCGGCTTCGAGCTCGGCGCGGGCGGCGTCGCGTTCGTCGAGCGCGTTGCGAAGCTCCACGCTCAGCGTGGCTACCCGCGCCCGTAGCCCCCGCACCTCTTCTGCATGGCGCTCGCGCTCGGCGTCGAGGTTCTTGTCGTAGTCGGAGCGAGCTTGCTCGAGCCGCGCGCGAGCGTACTTGCGTTGCGAAACCAGCTTGCTCTCCGCGATGTCTACGCGCGCACGCGCAGCCGCGAGAACGCGGCCCGCCTGTGTTGCTACTGACTGCATCGCGTCACGCTCGGCTAGCGTCTCGGTGTACGCGGCCCTCAGCCGTGCCAACTCGGCGGTGGATGCGGCGTGGCCGGCGTTGTGACCGTTTCCGTACAGTGCCCAGCGTTCGACGCACGTAAAGCTGTGTAGGCACTTCCATCCGCGCTGGCACTCCGCGCACAACTCCGGCCGCGTCGGCTGCGGGGCGGGCTCCACTGGCGGGGGTACGGGCGGGGATGCGCATGTGGGGCAATCGCCGTCGTGAACCAGGACCGCCGTTAGACGCGCATGCTCCCCGCCGTGGTCCGGCGCGCGCGTGCAGGGAAAGCCGCCGATCATCGCGTGGCCGCACATGTCTGGCGGCTCCGGGGCTTGCGCTGGCGTGGGCGACGGCATGGTGCCGCTGCCGTCGCACATCTTGCAGCGGGCGGTCGGCTGATTGCCGAGCACCCACGGATTCGCGCAGGGGCAGTGGCTGTGGCATTGCGGCAGGCTCACGCACGGGCAGGGCTGCGCTGGTGTGACAGAGCCCTCTCGCTGACTCGTGGGCGGGCGCTGGGAAGCGGCGTTCTGCCTGGCGTAGCCGTCCGCAATCTCGCACGTCACGCACCCAGCGACGTACCCGTGATGGAAAGCGCAGAGGATCATGGCTTGCCTCCGAGCCGCTCGCGCAGCCACGTCACGTGATCAACGTCGCGCCCGGTGTAGCCGTGCTCGACCAGCACCGCGAGCAGCGCGCGCGCCTTGTGGTAGCCGTCCTGCAGCGCGCCGATCGTCGTGTGCTCGGTGAGCTGCTCGAGCAGCATAGAGGTGCCGGTCTGTTCCCGGCTGTCACCGGCTTGATGCGAGTCCGTCTCGCCCGTCGATACCTTTGCCGCATGCTGCGCGTCCGACGATCCGTCAACGCATGCGGGCGCGTCCTCGCGGAGCGCGCTCACTCGGATCCCTACTGGCTGGCCGAGCGGCGTAGCTGTCTCGACGAGCTCGCGCGCGGGCGGGTGCTGCGTGCACTCCCCGTCGCGATGCTCGGTCCTGCCTTTGCAGATGTCGCAGACCTTCATCGCGAACACCGAGCTCCGCGGGCGGAACCCCGTCGCAGTGCCCTTGCAGATGGCGCGCGCTGCCGCAGGGTTCGGCGCCGTGTCCTTGTGCGTGGACCACGGCCGGTTGCAGCACTCGCCGAGCTCGCCCGGGTCGCGCTTCGGCTCCGGCGCGATCGCGTCGGTGGGGATGTCGGCCTCGGTCGTCATGCTACGGCCGCCTTTCCTAGCTGCTCTGCCACTTGGGCGAACACCGCATCAGGTAGAATCCACAGGCCTTGCTTGCCCGCGCACGGCACCGGCCTCGGCAGCACGATCACATCGGGCGTCTGCCAGACGTACGGGCCGAACGCGAACGGGTCCTTGCCGCGCCGCGGATGCGGTGTCTGCAGCTTGTAGAACCCGGTGACCTGGGCGATCGCGAACACGACGCTGTCGGGGTGCGCGTGCTTGTCCTCGGGGCAGGCGCGCGCCGCCGCGCTGAACAGTCCCTCGCGCATGTCCGCGCACGCATGGTGGTCGAAGTGCTTGCCCGCGTGCAGCGCGAGGTAGCCGCCGATCATCCACTTCGGCGCGGGCCAGTCGCGGTTCTCTATTCTTTTCCCTGCGTGCACGAACGCCCAAGGCCACGGGCGCCAGAGCGTGAGCCCACGCACCAGGCGACCGTTGATGAGGTTTGCTCGACCGGTCATGAGCTGCGCGCCTCGCTCTCGGTGGGGGCCTGCTTCTCGCCGAGGATGAACTCGACGTCGACCACTGCGCCGGACTCGAGCAGTGACCAGTTCTCGATGATGTGCTGGTGTGCCGCGCGCATCGTGCGGTCGCCCCACGAGTGGGGATCGTGCTGCGTCTTCGGCTCGTCGCCGGAGACCTTGACCAGCAGCACGTACTCGGCCTGCTCGAACGGCGAGAGGCCGTACCCGGCGCGCGCGAGGAGGTAACGGTCCCTCTCGCACGCCGGGTCCAGCTTCACCGCGAGCGCGGGGATGAACGTCATCCGATCACGGACTTCGAATGTCTTGGCCTGCATGGCGCTCACTTCTTTTTGCCGCGACCGTCGCCCTTGTGGAACAGGTCGCCGGGGCCCGGCGCGTTGGACTGGCCCTGCTCGGCCAGCTTCTGCTCGGCCGCCTTCATGGCGCGGTCGCGCTCCTGCTTGGCCGCGTCGTCCTCGGCGGGCGGCGCATCCTCCGCAGGCTTGTCCTCCCGCGTGGGATCGGTCTTCGCCTCGGCCGTGGTCTCCGGGCGCAGCGAGATCTTCCGCCCGTCGTCGGCGGCGGCAGCGGGCGCCGGCGGTGCGCCTGCAGCTCCGACCGCGGGGAACATCTGGTCGATCGTGGCGTCGCCATCTTTGATGGCGGTGCCGTACCCGATCAGCGTCGCGATGTCGTCGAGCCCGATGTCCTCGACGCCGGCCTTGCCGATGCGAGCGAGCACGCGGTCGAGCGTGATGCCGAGCTTGAGCAGGCGAGCGATCAGCGTGTCGCGCTTGGCGACCAGCGTCGTGGCGTCGCCGACCGCGGACTTCCGCGCGGCCTCGTACAGCTTATTGATGTAGCTCCGGGGGATGACCCGGAAGATCGCGTTGCGCAGCGCGATGGATGCGGCGGCGTTGCCGGTCATCGTGATCATGTCGTCGTTGAACCGCTTGCCGTCGCGGCCGGTGATGCGGCGCCGGTTCTCGACGGTCACGCGCAGGTTCTTCTCGAGGTCCCACGCCACGCCCTGGGCGTTTACCTCCTTGTCCTCGGCGTCCATCACGCGCGCGCCGACGTGCAGGTTCCCGTAACAGCTGGCCGCGATCTCCGCGAGCCGGACCGACGGGCCGGTGATTGCCTTACCGCTGCGCGGCAGGCTGTAGATGCACGACTCGGCGACCTCCTGGTCGTACGTGACCAGCGCCATCGCCTCCCGAAGGAAGCGCGTGATCGACCGCGGGAACCGGTGCGCGGCCTCGAGCTGCGCCTCGGTCTCGCTCTTGGCGAGCGCGCCAATCGCCGAGATCGATACGTGCTGGATCGCCGCCACCTCGCCGGTGTCGAAGTCGAAGTCGTCGCCGCGTTCGCGCTCGATCACTTGTGCTCTGTTCTGTTCGTTTGCCATGGCTTCAGGTTCCTTCCCTCTTGATCATGAGTCTGCTGTCTTCCTCGACCTCGACCGCATCCGCTGTCTCGAGGGCGGCCTTCAACTTGCGGACTGCCGCGGCACCGTTGCCACGCCCCGCCGTCTCCGCTGCGACTTTCTCTACCGCGGTCACCGAGAGCTTGATGCAGCGCGCGAACTCGGCATTGCCGAAACCCGCGTCCTCAAGCACCGGCCACGCTTTGAGTACGTCGAGCTTGCGCTTGCGCTCGGTCACGACCGTCAGCCGCTTGCCGCCGCCCACGATGTCGCCGCGCTGCTGAACGCGATCCTTGATCGCTTGGCGCACGCGCTTCGCCATGCGCTCGATCTGGTAGGTCTTCTCGGTCATCTCGATGGCCTGCTCGGGCGCCATCAGACCGACCGCCTCGTCGATGCCAGCGTCCATGAACGCAGCCACGTCGCGCCGCGCCAGCGCGTTCGCTGCCGAGCACTCGTGCGAGCGCGGGCACCACTCGCAGTGCACGCCGGGGTGGTAGGCGCCATCCCAGCGCACGACCTCTGCGCGCACACGCTCGAGCCATGCGTCCCCCTGCGCGCGCGACACCGTGTAGTTCTCGATCTCGGATGAGCGGACCCACACGATCGTGCCGGTCACGTGCTCGACCTCGCGGTGGTTCTCGAGCACGAGCGCGGCATAGCCCATCAGCTGCGCGTGATAGTCCTTATCCTTGCGGCCGGTCTTCCAGTCGAGGAACCGCGCCACGGTCTGCGCGAGCGACAGCGCGTCGATGTGCCCGCTCAGCACGCTGCCGTCCTCGTCGAGTGGCGCGCGCAGGTAGACCTCGGTGATCGCATCGGGGAAGCTCGCCTCGATCGCAGGCCAGAGCTTGAGCGCGATCGAGCACAGCATGCGCAGCTCGTCGAGCTCGACGCCGTGCGCGAGCGCGAGTCCGGGCAGCGCGTCCCAGTCGACCATCCCGAGTTCGACCAGCGAGCGCAGCGCCGTGTGCGCGGCCGAGCCGGTCTCGGCCGCGTCGTTGTGCTCGTCGACCAGGAGCGATGCCGGGCGCGCCGAGCCGGGGCAGATGAACGAGAGCGGCAGGCCGCTGCTTCGGAGGTGGATCATGTGCGCCTCGACTCGAGCTCGCGCAGGTGCTCGCGCATGAACTGCTCGCCGCTCGCGCTCGCGGCATTCCGCTGATCGACGATCACACGCAGCGCGGAGTTGAACGCTTCGATCCAGACGTCGGCGGCCCACTCGACCGCGCCAGCGGGCACACCCGATGCGCAGCCCGAGCCGTCCCACTCGTCGCGCGGGTTCAGGTCTTCGAGGCCTTCGGCCAGCGACATCGTAACGCGGGCGCGCATGTCGAGCTCGACCGAGTCGACGACCGCGATCGCGTGCTCCTGCGCGTTGCGCTGGATGGGAACAGCGAAGGCTGCGAGCGCTCTTGATCTGGCGTTCATGACGGCGCTCCGTGTCGATGCGTGGCTGCGACCTCTGCGCGGAAGCTGTCGAACTCCGCCTCGAGGTTCTCGAGCACGGCCACGTCCGCCTCGGTCACACCGGGGCTGGGATCGAGCGAGCCCATGATGCCGTTGAACAGCGCGAACGCTCCGGCATAGAACGCCAGCCGGCACTCGGTGCGCTGCATCGGTGGCGCGTCAGCCGGCAGCACCTGCTTCAGGTACATCTGCCACGCAGCGGCCATCGTGAACGTTGAACTCATCCCTCTCCTCCATACGCGGCGAGCTCAGCCGCCGCCCTCGCGAACCATGAATCAGCCTCGGTCACCGCGAGCCTGACGGCCGCGGTCGTGTTCAAGACCTTGGCCACTTCCCACTGCTCGACGCGGCGCACGTCGTCGTTGTCGTCCGGCACGCCCTGGGCGTAGCGCCGAACGAGCGCGCGACTGCCGATGGCGTCGGCGCTCATGACGTACACGGTCAACGTGGCCGAGCCCTGGGGGTCTGCCAGCAATCGGTGTTCGCGGAACACCGGCTCGCAGTTGATGCTGCCTCCGAAGTTTTTCATGACCGCGACTCCTTGTGCGCGTGCCCTGGTGGGGTGGTTCGTCCGAGGAACCGGTCGAGCGCCGACGCCCCGCGCCGGTCGGCGGGGTTCGGCAGGCCCGCGCGCTTGAGGAACGCAGCGACGCTCTCGGTCGCGAGCGGGAAGCAGTCGTGCTCGCGCAGCAGGTTGCGGACCCATACCGGGTCGAGCTTCGGCGACGCGCCGAGCAGCGCGGTCCATGCGCCGAAGGCCGACTGCGCCTGCAGCGCTTGCCACACGGACAGCTGCGCGGCGTTCTCGGTCACGATGGCGTGCCCGCGGTCGTCGACCAGCGCGAGCAGCGCCGCGACCATCGCGTCGAAGCGCTTGTCGATGCTGACTTGGGTTTCGATTTTCATGCTGCGGTCCTCCCGCGCTCGACCGCGTTGACCGCGTCCTCGCGCCACATCAGTGCGTATTCGAGACAGTTGCTGCAGCTCTTGTGAGCGTGCCCAGGCAGCGGCGGGTTGCGCCGCGCGTTGAACGACCAGGCCATCGAGTCGGCCGACGCGAGATGCGACGCGGACAGCCGCAGCCCCTGCAGCTTGAGGCCGAACCCGTGCAGCCGCAGGCCTTCGCTCGCGAGCATGCTCAGGACGATCCCAGCGACGGCGGTGTTCTGCCGACGGCACACGGTCCCGACACCGACCAGCGGCAACGATGCGAGGTCGACGCCGGCGGCGGCGTACGCTTCGAAGTGGCGCCAGTAGTCGCCGAGCCCCCAGCCCTGCAGCACAGGGATGATCGGCAGGTCGGGCGCCATCGCGCGGAGCTCCAGGTAGTTGTCGAGCGTGCGGCGCTGGTGCTCCTCGAGCGTCAACCCGGTCTTGGCCAGCATGTCGACCGGCTTGCGCTCGCACATCCAGTCCTGCGGAGCGGCCCAGTCGAGCATGCCGATCTCGTCGCGGAACCGGCGCACGTCGGCCGCGTACTCGCGCGCGGTCGAGCGCCAGCGGCCGTGCGTGCTGAGCTCGGTGAAGCCGCCCGAGTCGAGCGCCCACGGTGCGATCGCGCGCGGCAGGCTGCGCCGGCCCGCGAGCGACGAGCGCGACACGAACAGCGGAACGCTGGACCGCGCGAGCCAATCCGGATGGTGCGCGCCGAGGTAGAACGTCGTCACTGCCGCCTCATCGCGACGTCGAGCGGGCGCGCGGGATCCCAGCCGGGGTAATGCTCGGCCATCCACGCGACGAACTCCGGCGCGGGCTCACCCAGGCGGTAGCGCGTGCCCGAGGTCGTGGTCGCGACGCCGTCCGCGAACGACACCACGGGGCTTGTCGTGATCTGCGAACCGTCCGGCCGGCCGGGGTGGTCGTACACGATGCCGCACAGCAGCTTGCTGCTGACCTCGGGTGCACGAAACGGATCGGCGGGCTCGCGCCAGCACCACTGCTCGAGACGTGCGTCGGCCTGCGCGGTCATGGCTGCGCCTCGCGGCAGTCGTCGCAGAAGTCGCGCGGGTCACGGGTGCGGCGCGCGTCCTCGAGGGTCGGGTGCGACACGAGCGTGTGATGCTCCTCGCACACGCTCGACCACGGCAGCTCGGGGTCGGACTCCATGCCCGATTGCATGCTGTGGTAAATGCCGACCCGCGTGCGCGTGGCGCGCGACCGGAACTGCGTCACGCATCCGGCCAGGCCGTTGAACCCGTACTCGCGCGCGCTAGCCACGGTCGCCCTCCGGCTCGGCCAGCATCAGCCGCTTGAACTGCTCGCCCTCGTACACCTCGACGAACGGCCGCTCGCGCTTGCGCGCGTACTTCAGCGCGCGCTCGATCGCGGCCGGCGAGAGGTACTCGCCCGCGCGCAGCACGATGTACACGGTCTGCCCGTCGTACTTGTCCGCCTCGATCTTCATGCTGCCCTCGCGATGGTCTCGAGCACGCGGCGGACGTCGTCGAACGTTGTTTCGCGCGCATCGTTGAACTCGGGCGCGGGCACGCCGGCGATGCGCTCGACGTCCACGAACAGGACGTCGCGGTCGGTCATTTCATCGCATACGCGACGCGCTGCCCCGGAGATGCACCAGCACTCCGCGTTGTGGCTCTCCGGTCCGACCGGCATCCCGTACCAGTTGCGCGCGTACGCGCCACGCGTCCAGCGCTTCGGCCCAGTGAGCACGTCGCGCAGGATGGCCGCCGCGATCTCCTGCGGGGTCATGGGTTCGACCTCGCGTTCGCTGTCCGCTCCAGCGCTAGCGCCGAGATCGCTGCGCGCACCGCGGGCTTGAGCTCTCCGGGCAGCATGCTCGCGATCGCGCTCCGAGCCTCGCTCGCCTGCGCGCGCGCCTTCTCGCGTTCGCGGTAGCTCATCGCCGCATCTCCAGCAGGATGAACTCCGCGAGCTCGATGCAGAGGAGTTGCGCCGCGCACTTGGCAGCGATCGCCGCCTTGCGCGCCTGCGGCGTGAGCCCGCGCGAGAGCACGATGGTCGCCGACGCGTTGAACATCTCGGCCGCGTTCAGCAGCATGCGCGAGAGCGGTCCGGGGATCGTCGAGCCGACCGGCAGGTGGCAGGTCTCGAACAGCGTGCCCCGGTGGTCGACGACCGCGACCGTGTGATCGAGCTTCTCGAACACCGCGACCACGTTGCCGTCGTACAGGTACACGCCGAGCGCGGGCAGCTTCGGTTCCGATGACGCGTGCTCGCGCACGGGGAATTGCAGGACGTTGCTCATGACGCGGCCTCCTCTTGATGAACTCCGTAGTCACACCCAGCGAACAGCGCGCACAGACCTCGCACGCGCATGACTCCGACGACCTCTCCGCAGGCGTCGCACTTGGCGCTGCCGCGCATGTCGTCGCTCCCGTACTGCGCGCCCGAGTCGTGCAGCAGGTGACCGCGCACGCAGGCCGCGCCGCACTTGCAGCGCCAGCCATCGTGCACGGTCGCGACCTCGGCGAACGTGTCCTCGACCGTCGCGCGGTAGAACACGCGCGCGCCGCTCGGCGTGAACGAGACCTCGAGGGTTCGGCGTCGCGGCCTACGCATCGGGCGCCCCGTCGATCTTCGTGTGGATCCACGACTTGGCGGCCAGCTTCTCGAGCGCGTCGATGCCGGTCCCGTTGATGTCGACGCGCTCGACCGTTCCGCCGAACGTCTGGGCGGTGAGCGCCGCGACCATCTCGATCGCGTTGACGAGCGTGTCGACGTCCGGCGCGGCGAGTTCAAAGAAGGTCTTGCGGTCCGCGCTGTCGAAGGCCTTGCCGTCGACGTAGTAACGGAACCGATAGAAGGCCTTCCACTGCTCGCCCTCGGGCTTGTAGACCGCGGCGAGCATGTCCATGCCCCGCCCGCCGACGCTCCAGAACGCGCGGACCTGCGTGCGCTCGGTCAGCTCGATCGTCATGGCGTCGCCTCCGCGCGGTCCTGGGGTTGTGCCGGGAGCAGCGTCAGGTCGGTCGCGCCGATGGCGCGGAGCTGCGCGCCGAGCCCGACCGACTCGCCGGGCTCGTACGCGCGAACGAAGGCAACGCGCGCGCCGCAGTCGCAGCGCCCGCTGAAGCTCGCGCAGTCGAGCGTGCTCGACCGGTAGATGAAAGCGCCGCAGCCGAATCGGCAGTGCGCGGTGTAGCGCGGTCGGTTCATGACGCGACCTCGACGCCCCAGTCGGCGGCCAAGTGTTCGCGGATGGCGCTCGGGATCGCGTCGTCGTTCCACCCGTAGGCGCGGCGGACCTCGTGCAGGAGAGCGGCAGCGGTCGGGGGGTGCATGCCGTCCTCGTCAGCGTCCGCTGCGCGCTCGTACGCAGCGACGAAGTGGGGCACGGCCTCGGCCTCCTCGCGGCGGAGTGCGGCGGCCCAGTCGGTCTTGATGATGGGGTGCAGGATTTCCATAGTCAGAACGGTATATGACAAAGGGGCATACGTCAAAGGGGAGATCGAAGAAATTCGTAGGGTGGCCAGGTTTTGGCTGTGGTGTACTGTGGGGCCATCTCCTCGGATGTACGCGAAAGCATTGGGAAATAGCCCGATTCGGCCGGTTGACCGTTCCGGGGGGCGCGTGCGAAACCTTCGGGTCACATGGGACTGCGCGTTGTGGTTGGGTCGGGTGCTGTAGTGGGGCTCACGGAGCTGGCGTCGGAACTCCTCGCGAGCGATGACGCGTCGGCGCAGCCGGACGCGTTCCGGTTCGCGTGGATCTGCGACCTCTCGCTGCGCGTCGAGGACGGCGACCCGCGCCTGGTCGGCTCGTGGATCTGCTACGACGCAACGCGCAGCGAGCGGCAGCAGCAGCACGATGTCGCTGCGTGCGTGGCGGAGTGGATGCTGCGCTCGCGCTGCGTGCCCGTCACCGCGTTCGCGGTCGAGTACCTGGTCGGGCAGATGCTCGCCACGCGCTCGCGCGCGCGCATGCTCGCGGCTGCGCCTGCTCCTGCAGCAACGCCAGCCTGATCAGCGCGTGCGGTGCGTGCGGCGCGGCTTGTGCGGCGCGTCGCTCTCGTGTCGAGCGCCGAGCTTGCGCGCGCTCGTCTCGCGCGCCTGCGCGTTCGTCGCGATGGTCACTGCGGTCGCGTGCACGGTTTCGTCGGTGACGTCAGGGTATTTCACGAGGTCGGCGGCGGCCTCGAGGTAGTCGACGTCGACGCGGTGGTGCTTGAACTTGCCGAGCAGCAGACGCATGCGTGCTTTCTGCGCTTCACTGAGGCCGAGCTCGTCCTCGATCATCTCGAGGACCTGGCCGCGCGACAGCTGCTTCGGCGGTTCCTCGCCGCGCGTGAAGTACTCGGGCGCCCGGCCGAGGATGCCGGCGATCCGCTCCATGCGCGTGCGCTTGGGTGAGCGTTCGCCGACCTCGTAGCGCCAGTAGGTTTGCGGCTCGACATCGACGCGGCGCGCCATCTCGGCCTGATCAATATCAAGCGACTCGCGCGCCTCGCGCATTCTCCGGCCCTGTTCCGCGTACGGGCGGGGCACGGGTGGCGGTTCATCAGCAGCGGGCGGCGCCGCGGCCGGCGTCGTCTTGTCGGTCCTCATGGACCTATCGTCGTACAGGGTCACGTCCACGCAATTGCCCCCCTTGGTCTATACCGCGCAGTGCCGCTTGACTCAACGTCCACAATGTCATAGGCCAAAGCGGCTATGCAATCAACCGAGTCCGATGGTGAGGCGCCGCCGGCGGTCACGATGGGCGCACGTATCCTCGCGCTGCGCTGCCGCAAGGGCCTGAAGCAGGCCGACCTCGCGCGGCGGCTGGGAATCACACCGAGCGCGCTGTGGCGCATCGAGAGCGGCAAGGGCGCTCTCGCGCGCAACGCAGGCCGGAAGCTGACGATTCGGATCGCGGCCGAGCTCGGCGTGTCGATCGACTACCTGCTGCTGGGCACGAACCCGCCGGCCGCAGACAACGCGACGGACGCCGAGCCGATCGCACCGAAGGCGGCCTCATGAGCAAGGAACCTGCGTCCATCGCAGACCTGATTGCGTTCGTGCGCTCGCACCGCGACGCGCCATCGCAACTGCTGTTCTGGCTCACGCACGTGCGCACCGACGGCGTCGGCGAGGCATCGTTCCGCCGCGCGTGGCTCGAGTGCCCGCGCGCCGACTGGCTCATCTGGATCGCAGACGAACTCGAGGTCGGCCCGCGCCTCGTAGCTGCCGCAATCGTCGCCGCCGGCCGCGCGCGGGACCTGCCCGGCCGGCCGCAGCTCGACGATGACGATCGCTCGTACCTGCCGACGCCGGAGTCGGACGCCGCCATCGCGGTGCGCAAGGCGATCATGGTCGAGCACGTGCTCGCGGCGCTGTACTCGAAGAGGCCGCGGGTCGAGCCGAGCGGTCCGCGGCCGCCGCCGGCGCCGCCCTCGTGGTCAGCACCGAACGGGAGGGCGCGCGCATGAAGCTGCCGCGACCAACGACCAAGTGCCTGCTCTGCCGCAGCGCGTACTCGACGCACGTCCCGGCGCCGCACTGGTCTCTGCCTGCGTGCCCAGATGGATCGGGGCGCATGTTCCGCAGGCTCGGTGTCGTGGGCGCGCCGCGCCGCGCGCGTCGTCGGGTGCGCTCGGCCCGCAGCGTTGCGCTGGCCAAGGTGATCGGCGCCGAGCTGCGCGCCATGCGCCACCGCACGGGCATGACGCTCGAGGAGGTAGGCGTGCGCTGCGACGCGGACCGCACGCACATCTGGCAGGTCGAGACGGGGCGCAAGCTGCCGACGATTGAGACCGTGCTCGACATCGCCGCCGCGTGCGGCGGGTCGTTCGTGCGCATCGCGCGCCTGCTCGAACACGAGCACGCGGAGATCGCGCGCGCCCAGGCCGCGGCGGGAGCGGCGGCATGAACGAGTTCGTGTACAGGCACGAGACACCGGCCGGTCCGATCTTCGTGTCGGGGGTGCAGGTCGGCTACTTCGCGGTGCGCGCCGAGCTCGTGAATGAAACCGTGCCGAGCGTCTCCACTGGCCTGCTCCGCCGTGTGCGCGGATGGGTCGTCGACCACTGGCCGAGCGGGCTTAGTATCGTCGACGCGCCCTCGTTCGCCGACGCGATGGTGCTCGCCGACGACCTCTCGCGGTTCTGCGCCAACGAGGCTGACGGCACCTCGAGCCGCGCGCTCGCGCACGCTTTCGGTCCAATGCTGACCACGTGGTTCCGCGACGTCCGCGAGACGGGCGTCGTCCTGCCGTACCGCGAGTGGTGTGCGCTGCGCACGGGAGCGGCGGCATGAACGACATCATCACGACGCTCGACACCGGCGCCGCCGCGCTCGCGAGCTCGAGGGTCGAGGAGGCGCGCGTTCTGCTCGCCGAGTCGCGCGACCTCGACGAGGTCCTGAAGTTCCGCGACGTGCACCTCGCGATGGTCTTCTATGCGAAGCGCCGGAAGGACGCGGCCTCCGCGCATGGCGACGCGTTCGTCATTGCGGAGGAGGCCAACCGCCGGCTCGGCCAGCTCATCAAGGAAATGCCGCAGCACCCGACCGGCGGCGGCCGGCCCAAGAAGCGGAAGGCGGGCGACGAGGAAACCTCTCCCGTTCCCGAAGCGGTTTCGAAGTCGGCGGAGCTCAAGCGGCTCGGTATCTCCTGGGGCGAGGCCGGCCGGCTCGAAAAGATTGGAGATATCCCCGAGGAGGAGTGGCGCCAGCGCGTCAACAGCAAGCGCGCGAAGATCGAGAAGAGTAGCCGGGCGTCGCACGTCGGCAGCGTCTCGGCCGCGGTCGACTACGACGGCGACGCGTACGGCACGCCCGCGCTGTACGTCGAGCCTGCGCGCAAGGTGCTCGGCGGTCGCATCGGCGTCGACCCCGCGAGCAACGCGATGGCGCAGAACGTCATCCGCGCCGAGCGCTTCTACACGAAGGACGACAGCGGCCTCGTGTCGTCGTGGTCGAGCGAAGCGCGCACGCTGTGGATGAACCCGCCTTACTCGCGCGGTCTCATCCTGCAGTTCGCAGTCAAGTTCGTGCACGAGTACCGCGACCAGCGCGCGTTCGACGCCGCCATCGTGCTCGTGAACAGCTCGACCGAGGCAGGCTGGTACCAGCTGCTCGCCGAGCACTGCGACGCGATGCAGCTGCCGGACAAGCGGATCGCGTTCGAGCTGAACGGCCGCCCGGTCGAGGACAACCGCTACGCGCAGACGTTCTTCTACTTCGGCACCGAGCTGCAGCAGTTCCACGCGGAGTTCTCGCCGCTCGGCAAGGTGTTCGTTCCACTGCGGGGGTTCGCATGATCAAGCGTTGGCTGCACGTCGTTCGACCGTTCGAGCTGTTCGCGCTGTGCATCGCAAGCGTGGCGTTCGCGGGCGCGATGGACCCGCGCGCGGTCCTGCCCGCGGTCACGGCGGCCATCGCTGCGTGGTCCTGGTGCTTCGTTCGCACCGGGCAGCGGATGCTCGCGGCCGAGCGCCAGCGCGACGCGCTCAAGATGGAGCTCGACGCCATCGCCGCCGCGCGCCGCGAGCACTACGCGCCCGTTCGCGCGCCCAACCGCATGGAGCTCAACTGATGGGAAACAAGTTCACGCCCGCCGACCTCGCAGCGAACCCCGCGCTCGAGGCCCAGGTGCGCGGCCGGCAGGGCACGCGGCGCAAGGGCCCGAGCCTCGCCCGGCTCGCGCGCATCGCTCGCCAGCGCCCGTCGCCCGAAGCACTGCGCGCCGCGCGCAAGGCCAAGCGCCTGGTCTGGCTCAAGATGAAAGCCGAGGAGCGCGACCTCCTGCTCGCCGCTCGGGAGGCCACTCGCAAGGCCCGGCTCAAGCTCGGCAAGCCCGCGCACCCGACCGTCGGCGAGCGCAAGCGGCGGCGCCAAGCTGCGCTGCGGCCGTGCGGACCGAGCGCGAAGCAGCAGCGCATCGCAGCGCTGCAGCGCGAGCTCGCGCACGCCGAGCGCCGCGCGAACAGGACCGGCCGCATCCTCAAGCGCTGGTCGTCGGTCGCGTTCGCGAAGGCGCACAAGCCCGAGGCCGTGGCCAAGTACCTCGCCAAGGCGGACGCGCTGATGACGCTGCGTATCGCGCAGCTAGAGCAGGCCCAGCGAAGGGTCGAGAAAGCGAGGGCGGCATGAAGCTGCAGCGAATCAGAGACATCACGGCGGTTGGGCTCGGCGGCGAGCACCTTACGCTACGTGCGCAGGCCGGCCGCGTTCACGAGGGCGGAGCGCTGGTGCTGGTGCAGAGCGGCGTTGTGCTGCGCTCGCTGCCGGAGGTGCCCGGCGAGCGCTCGAGGTTCGTGGACATCATGTCGGCGGGCCAGGGCGCGTGGCTATCGGGCCCGACGCGACTGCTCGCCGTAACCGAGTCCGCGTCCCTGGTGCGGTTCGACGCCGTGGTCGACCCCGCAGCCGGCTTCGAGGTTCTCGCGCACGCCTCGGCGCGCGTGGACGCGCTGTGCGACATCAGGGCCCGCGAGGAAACGCTCGGGCGGGTGCATCGCCTACTCGAGCTGCTCGCCGACGAGCATGGCCGCTGCCCGCCGATCATGCAGCGCGACATCGCAGCGCTGCTCTGGACGCGCCACGAGAGCGTCTGCCGCGCCATCGCCGGCCTGCGCCGCCTGCGCCGGGTCCAGTGGTCCGCCGACGGCGCGACCCTGCAGGGCAAGAGTGCAACGCGAGCGGCCGCCGCTGCTCGCTGAATGAAAACCGACCGGACCGGAGGGAATGACATGGCCAAGTCGACCAAGCCCAAGAAGCCACGCAAGCCGCGCAAGCCGCCCGAGCTGAAGGCCGCGAACGACAACACCGCCGCCGAGGCCGAGCCCGAGGTGGTCTCGTTCGACGAGGACAGCGGCATCGAGCACGCGACCATCGCACGCGAGCTCGTGTGCCCGCCGACCGACTCGCGCTGGCGTGAGATCGGACTCGAGGCCGCCGAGAACGCCAGCAAGCTCGGCGACCTGAAGGCTCGGCGCAAGGTGCTCAACGCGCAGATGAAGCCCCACGAGGAGCAGCGCGACAAGCTGCTGCAGGTGTTCAAGGATGGCGGCGAAAAGAAGATCATCCAGGTCGCGGTCGCGAAGTTCTTCAAGGAGAACCGCATCACCGAGACGCGCCTCGACACGAACGAGGTCATCACCGACCGCGCCATGACCGCCGAGGAGCGCGAGCACCAGCGCGGCATGCCCTGGCTCGGCGACCACACGCAGCTCGCCGGCGTCAGCAACGGCGCGCCGCAGGTGACCGCCGAGATCGATGGCGAGCCCGTCGCCTGCGAGGCCGAGGACGCCGACGCCATCGACGAACTCGACGACGTCGACATCAGCGACGACCTGCCCGCCGACGACCAGGACCTGACCGGGGACTCCGACCAGCTCAACGCCTAGGCCACCAGTGCTCGCGAGCGTCCCGCGCGAGGGACGAAAGGGATTCGGTTTCCATGAGCGGCCTACGCATACGAACGGTCAAGCCGGAGTGGCTCGAAGACGAGGACATCCTGCGCGCCGGCAGCGACGCCCGGGTGCTCTCGGTCGCGCTCATCCTGCTCGCCGACGACTACGGCAGGGGCCGGTGCATTCCCGAAGCGCTCGCGCACCAGGTCTTCCCATTCGACCAGGAACCGTCGCGAGTCTTTCGCGAGAGTCTCGCGAGGCTCTCCGCCATGCACTTCGTGAGGCTCTACGAGGTTCGCGGGCAGCGCTACTTCGAGATCCGCAACTGGACCAAGCACCAGCGCGTCGACAAGCCCGGCAAGCCGCGCGTCCCCCCTCCTGAGTCCAATGATTCCTACGTCTTGGAGGATTCCGGAGATGGTCGCGCGACTCCCGCGAACGATTCCGGAGAGTCTCGCGAGGGTCTCGCGCCTGACCTAGACCTAGACCTAGACCTAGAAGGGGAGGGGAGCGCGCGCGAACCTTCGCGAGAGGGAGGGGTCAACGGCAGCAGCGGCCGTGCCGGGTCACACGCACTGATCAGCGCCGGGGGATCAACCGGGCGGACATACGCCAGCGCGGAAGGGGATCCAGAGCTCGACGAGGACGGCGAACCGATCGACGCGATGCCTCCGCCGAGGCCGCAGTGGCAACTGTGGGCGGTGTGGGAAGAGTTGGCCGGCGGCGGCAGCGACACGTGCGGGCCTAGGCTGCCCCACGAGCGCAACCTGCTGACGGCCTGGGGGTCATGCGCCAAGCGCTCGCCGCGCGACCCGGTGGGGCTGTGGCGGGGCATGGTCGAAGCGTTCGTGGCTGACCAGCGCGCGAGCGGTCGCGCGTTGCGGCTCGACTGGCTCATGCGCGACTTCGCTGGACTCGCTGATCGGGTTTCACGTGCAACGACCACCGAGCACGAGATCCCCGCGCAGCTTCGCCCGGTGCCGCTGAAGGAACTGATCGAGCGCACGCGCAAGGAGGTGCGCTGATGGCCACGAGCAACGAGCACGCGGGCAACGGGGTAGAGCGCGAGAGTGATCGGCGCGTGGCCACGGGTCGGGTCCCGCCGAACGACCTGGCCGCGGAGCGCTCGGTTCTCGGCGGCGTGCTGCTCGACAACGAGTCGCGACACGTGCTCGACGAGATGCGAGCGGCGGACTTCTACTCCGACAAGCACGCGACGATCTTCAACGCGATGCGCTCGCTCGTCGCCGCCGGCGAGCCCATCGACACGGTCACGATCCGGGACCGGCTCGCGGCCTCGGGCAAGCTGCAGCGCGTCGGTGATGAGTACCTGCTCGGGCTGACCGACACGCTGCCGACGCTGGCGAACATCGAGGCGCACGCGAAGATCGTGCGCGAGAAGTCGATCGTGCGCAGCATCATCCACGCGTGCCACGAGACCGCCGCCGAGGGGTACGGCGACACGGGCAACATCGAGGACTTCATCGAGCGCGCGAGCGCGCGCCTGGGCTTGGCCGTCGACCACGTCATCTCGAACACGAGCACGGTCGTGTCGATGGGTGACGCGGTGCATGCCGAGTACGGGATCCTGCAAGGCCGTGCGCAGCGCGGCGAGACATCGATCGGACACCTCACCGGGTTTCACGTGCTCGACGACCACCTGAGCGGGTTCGCGAAGGGTGATCTGATCATCGTCGCGGGCCGGCCGGGCATGGGCAAGACCGCGTTCGCGTACGGGTGCAAGAGCGGCGTGGCGCGCAGCAGCAAACTGCCGGTGCTGTCGTTCGAGTACGAGATGAGCCAGGAGCAGCTCGTGCACCGAGCGTGGGCGACCGAGGCCGAGATCGACATGCGGCTCATCCGGTCGGCGAGCCTGCATCCGCACCAGTTCACGAGCATCGCCGAGGCCTCGGAGAAGCTGGGCAGGGCAGGGCTGCACATGTGCTTTGACCGCACGCTCACGCTGCACGGCATCAGGCGCGTGGTCGATCGGTTCGTGCGCACGCACGGTCAGCTCGGGATGATCGTGGTCGACTACCTGCAGCGCATCCGCAGCGAGAACCGGCGCGGCGGCAATCGCGACGAAGGGCTCAGCGAGATCACTGCCGGGCTCAAGACCATGGCCGGCGAGTTCCAGTGCCCCGTGCTCGTGCTGTCGTCGCTCAACCGCGAGGTGGAGAAGCGCACGCCACCGCGCCCGCAGATCCACGACCTGCGCGAGAGCGGGTCGATCGAGAGCGACGCCGACACGATCCTGCTGCTGTACCGCGAGGAGCGCTACAAGCCCGCGACCCCGAAGCAGGGGATTTGCGAGGTCATCATCGGCAAGCAGCGCAGCGGACCCGAGGCAGTGGTCGAGGTCATGTTCCGGAAGGAGTACACGAAATTTCACAACATCGACGCCTATCGGCAGGAGGACTTCGGCTATGGCGCACGCTGAACCGACCGACGTCCGCACGCTCGCGCTGATCCCGGTCGGCTCGATGGACAACGTGCTCGTCGAGCTGCGGAGCAAGGGGCACGCCGAGCTCGCGACCGCGCTCGAGGCCGTGCGCGACACCTGGCAGCACGTCGCAGCGGCCGTGCACGTCGAGGCGTGCGCGGAGGCCGGCTGCACGGTCATCGGCAAGCACTACCACCTGAACCGCGAGCGGCCTCGCGACGAGGTGCACGCGCCATGAGCGAGACCACCGCGAAGCAGGCGTGCCCGTGCGTGAGCCTGCATCCGTGCCACGCGCTCTGTCCGTGCGCGGACCCGTACGTGCTTCAGCCATCACCGCCCTGCAAGCTCTGCGACGGCAGCGGCCTCGTGGCGCGCGCCTTCATCCCCATCAAGCTGACGCGCAAGCCGTGCCCGTTCTGCAGCAGCGGCGAGGCCGTCACTCGCGCGCGCGTCGCTGCGGTGCTGGTCAAGCACGGCATCGACCGCGAGCACATCCTCAAGGTCGCGCCGATGTCCGGCGAGTGGATCCAAGCGTTTGCAGAGGTCCTCGAGATCGTCGCGCCGAGCGACGGAGGTGCATCGTGATCACTCAGCAAGGCCTACTCGGCGGCATCCCCGACCCGCGCCTTCCGCGCGCACCAGTGCAGCACCGCGCGGTCGCAGGCATCGACCTGTCGCTGACCTCGTGCGCTCTGGTCATCGGCCAGGTCGGCGAGGCCCCGCTCGTGCGCGTGTACTCGAGCAAGCCCGCGGAGTCCCCGCGCGACCGGCGCGCGCGCTACCGCTCGCTGGTCGACCCCATCGTCGCGCTCGTGCAGGAGCACAACGTCGCGATCGTGCTCATCGAGGGCGCGGCGCACGGCGCGATGGTCTGGCGCCACAAGGTGACCAAGGAGCTGCAGCCCATGCCGCAGCAGGGCCACGCCGACCGCTCAGAGCTGCGCGGTGTTCTCATCGACCGGCTGCTCGACGTGCGCATTAGCCTGCCGAGCGGACCAGTGCCGACAATCGGCGGGCGCGTCGAGGACGGCCACGTGCTGCGCTACGTCGCGCCGGCCGTGCTCGAGCCGAACCCGTCCACGCTCAAGCAGTACCAGGGCGGCAAGGGCAACCTCTCCAAGACCGCATCGGTCAGCGCGTTCACCGCGCGCCTCGGCCGCGCGTTCAGCACGACCGACGAGGCCGACGCGTACGCGCTCATGATGCTCGCGATGTGCGTGAGCGGGCAGAGCTCGCCCGAGACCGCGCCGCAACGCAAGGCCGTGCTCACGGTCCTGTCGCTGCTTCGGGAGGCTGCATGAGCAACGCCAGCGAGATCGAGTACACCGCCATCCATCGCACCGGGCAACGGCTCGTGCGCGGTACGCAGGTCGGTCGGTTCGCCGTGCGCCAGTACGACGCGCGCGAGCGGCACGGCTACGGCGCCGATGACCCGAGCCGATTCTTTTCGCTGCGAGCATGGGCGGTCGACCACATCCCAAGCGGGCTCTGCGTCTGCGATGCAGACACCGCCGAGGACGCTGCAAAAATCGCCGACGACCTCTCGCGGTTCTCCGCGCAGGACCCCGACGCGACCACGGTCGAAGCGCTCACCGCGCAGCTCGGCCCGCGTCTCATCGCGTGGGTCGACGCGCTGCTCGACGACGGCAAGCAGCCGCTCGACTATCGCGAATGGCTTCGCACTCAGGTGCAGCCATGATCCAAGACCCGTTCAGCCAGGCGCGCGACCGGCTGTTCCTCAGCGTCGTGCTCGTCGCCGCCGCGGCCGCCGGCGTGATCCTGTTCCGCGCTGCACTCGCCGCGCGCCAAGCTCCTCCGCCGTCCGCTGCGGGTTTGTCCCTCACTGCGGCGAAGGCGGTTCCAACGGCAGCCCGAGGCCAGGAGACATCGGGCACGCTCACGAGCAGCAGCCATGGTGTGCAGGGCGATCCTGCAACGCGTCGACTGGCCGAGATGTCGCGGCCTGCGGTCGTGCGTCATGAAACAGCTCTGCTCGTGAGCACCTTTTCGCGCGCCATCTCGGCGCCGCGTTCAAGGTCACACAAAAACTACAAAGAGCCGCGGTCGACGGCTCAGGGCGAACCTAGCGCGCGCGAACGGGCAGAAGCCCGAGGCGAGCTCATCGACCTGCAATCAACGCGCGCCACATCGGCGACGCAGGAGGAACGTCATGGAGATCAAGCTAGGCGACAGAGCGAAGGACAAGATCTCGGGCTTCAAGGGAATCGTGATCGCGCGCACGGTGTGGCTGAACGGCTGCGTGCGCATCACCATCCAGCCCGAGGCCTGCAACAAGGACGGCTCGGTCATCGAGAACCAAACGTTCGACGTGCACCAGATGGAGCTGGTCAAGAGCGACGCGTTGGAGGCAGCGCGCGAGTCGCGCACCGGCGGACCGTCCATCAAGCCGACCCGCAGCCGCGACCCGCGCTGAAAGGCGACCGCGATGATCTTCAACAACGCGAGCGACAAGCAGGTGATCGGAGTGGAGCGGGCGCCGTCGTGGGAACACCACGAGCAGCGCATGGAGCACCTGCAGGACGTGGTCAAGAGCTTGAAGCATCTCGAGGAGGTCCGCGCGGTGATCTACGTGCACGGCGTGAACGCGGGCACGAAGCTCGACCACGTGCAGCTGGCCGAGGCCGACTCGTACATCGAAGCGCTGCAGGCACTGCTGCACCAGCTCGGCAACCAGGTGTGACACCGGCGATCCTGGACGCGGTCGCGCACGTCGAGAGCCGAGGCCGCGACGACGTCGTCTCGCCTCGCGGCGCGCGCGGTCGTTACCAGCTCATGCCGGTCACGGTCGCATGGTGCGGCGGCATCGACCCGCTCGACCGGCGCGCTGCTCGGCGCTGCGCGTCGCGCCTGCTGCACCTGCAGCTGCGGAAGTTCGGCACGCTCGAGGCCGCGCTCGCAGCGTACGTCGCCGGCGCTGGTGCGGTCGCGCGCTGGCGCGCAGCGGGCCGGCCGTGGCCGGACAACGTCGACGCGTACGTCCAGGCGGTGCTCGCCAAGGCTGGTGCACGATGACCGCCCCGCTGCTCTGGTGCGCCGCAGTCATCGCGACCGTCGCCGGCGCTGCGATGATGTTCGTTGCGCTCGCATCTCCGCTCGACACGCCTGCGGAGGTGCTCGGCGACCTGTGCGTGTTCGCCTTCGGCGTAGCGGTCTACGCATGGGGCTTCGGCACCGTGTGCTCGCTGCTCGACCGTGGCTCGCTTGCCTGGTGGTTCATCTCATGACGAACGAACAGAAGACCGCACCGACCGCGCGCGCGACCGAGCTCGCCGCCGCGTACATGAGCCTGCTCGTGCCGACCATCAAGCGTACGCTCGCGATCACCGCGAAGGGATCGGGCCCGGTGCTCGACAGGCTCGACTGGGTCGCTGTCATGGCGCCGCTCGCGGCCCTGTTCGCACGCGAGCTGACCGAGGACGAACTCGCGCAGTCCCTCGCATGGGCGGAGTCGCCGCTGTACGCGAAGCTCGACTCGCTGCAGGAGGAGGTCGCAGCAAGAATCCAGCCGAGCATGATGGCCGAACTCGCCAAGCTCACGCTCCGCGAGCTCGAGCCATGACCACGCGCGAAACCATCATCGGCATTGCGATCCCCGGACTGCTGATCGCGGCCCTGGTCCTGTGGTCGGGCTACGTGCGCGCGCGTTGCGACGAGCGCTGCGACCTGCAAGGCCTCGGGTACGTGGTCAATGCTCACGTCTGCGTGTGCATGCCGCGCTGCATCGCTGGCCAACAGCAAGCAACCGGGTGCGTGCCATGACCGCACCCGCTCCCAAGTGGCGCAAGACCTCGGCGCGATTCTCGGGGACCATCGCCGGCCGCTTCGCCCGCTTCGAGGCCGGCAACTTCATCTACGGCAAGCAGCTCGCCGCGGTCTGGAAGGACGGCGAGCACTGGCACTTCATCGCGAAGGACGGCACGCGCGGTCGCTCGCTCTCGATGACGCGCGCGCAGCGCTACGCAAGCGGAGACATCTACCAATGGGCGCAGTCATGAGGGAACCGGACAAGACCGGCCACGTAGGCTGGAGCGCGTGGCTCGTGCCAACGCAGCCGCCGGCGCTCGCGGTCTGGCTGCTCGACTGCCCAGGGGCGCACGTCATGTGGCGCTACTGGCGCGTCAGCCTCGTGCACCTGCGGCCGCTCGATGGTCTGCCGCCCGCGATCAAGCAGTACCCCGACGCCGAATACGAGCTCGTCTCTGCGGCGCTCGATCCCGACCGCGAGGTCAACCCCGACCAGCTCGGCTCGCTGGTGCCGCTCGACCCGCTCGACTTCGTCCACCACTTCCACGGCATGAACGACGCGCAGGCGGTCAAGCTGCTCGAGCTCCTGGTCGACGCCGTCATCCGCGGCGTGCTCTCGCCTGACTCGGACTGGCGCACGCGCTGGCGCCGGCTCATCTGGGGCTCGGTCGACCACGTGACCGGCGGCCACCCGCAGGGGTCAGCATGAAGCGACACGAGTCCGATCCGCCGATCCCGATGCCGCCATCTCGGCCGCACGCCAGGGTCTACAACATCCGCGACTGGTCCGAGCAGCAGGAGCGCATGCGCGTCGAATACGACGAGTGGTCGCGCGCGTGGCGAGAGCGGCTCGACAAGGCGCGCGCCGAGGACGCGGAGAACGCTCGCCAGTTCGCGTGGTTCCTCGGCGGGATGGTCGCCGCCGTCGTTCTGTTCCTCGTGATCGTTGCGGTGTCGCCATGAGGGCGCCGATGCAGCGTCAGAAGCGCGGCGAGCGCCAGCTGCCGGACGGCACGGTCTCGTGGGCTGAGCACGTCGAGATTTGGGAGGCCTACGCCAAGCGCTACGGGCGCGAGCAGACAGCGGAGCGCATGGCGGAGCGCGGCGGCTTTGGATACTTCGAGGCTGCCGATCTGCTCGGCCACGAGCCGAGGACCTGGGAGCGTATCCCATGATCGAGCTCGACGAGACCGCGCGCACGTTGCTGATCTGGGGAGCCGCGCTCGGGTTCCTTTTCGGCCCCGACGATCACATCGCCGGCGCGGCAAAGGTGATCGCGTGCGCCGCGCTGCTCATCATCGCCGCAGTGGGGAGGGTGCCCTGGTGAAGTTCAAGAACGAACGCGAGCGCGAGGTGTGGACCGCGTTCATGATCGCGCAGCTCGCGAACCACCGCCACGCTGATGACTGCGCGTACGTCGCCGACGACGCGCTGAAGCTCTGGCTAGAGCGCGGCACCGACCTCGTCGACGACGCACCGCTCGCACCGTATCGGCGCAAGACACCTGGAGGCTGAGACAATGAGCAACACCGGCAAACCGAAGTCAGGCAAGGGAGTCCGCGGCGCGTGCCGAGGATGCCACCGCGCGATCGGCGACTGCGCCACATGGTGCTCGGCCAACCGGGTCGGGCGCATGGCGCTGCCGCTCGACAGCGACCTCGCGGGCATGAAGGCGCGCGAGGCGCCCAAGCTGTTCGCGACGCGCGAGGAGATCATCGCGCACGGGCTCGCCGAGAACGCTGCGCTGCATGCGCTGCGCACGGTCCGCGACCGCGAGCGCTTGCCCAAGCCGGAGCCGAAGGCCGAGGCCGCGAAGCCAGCGCAGACCAGCTCGAGCATGCTCGCGTCGATCTTGAAGGCGTCGATCTTCAAGCAGATGGACCAGGAGATCGCGCGCTCGTTCCAAGGGCTCGCCGACAACCCGCTGCTCGCACCGCCGAGCGGCGCGAGGTTCGCGGACCACGCGCGCTACAGCGTCGAGTACCGCGGAGACTTCAGCGCAGAGCACCCGTTCGGCGACGGCGCGGCCAATGTGGTCGCCGATCACCAGGCGCGCCTGCAGCGCGAGGTGCACACCGGCCTGCGCCTAGACCACCGCGGCGGCAACTACGTCATGACGTTCGAGATGCACGGCGTGCATATGGGAACGCGCTACGGCCTCGATGCAAGCGAGGTCGAGCGGCGCGGGTTCGAAGCGCTGCGCGAGGGCGCGCTCTCGTTCCTCAAAGGGCTGCGCAATCAGTTCGAACCCAAGCCCGAGCGCGCGCCGCGCAGGTTCACCGAGCGCGGCAGCGGGCGCACGTATCGCCAGCTCGAGGAGGCCGTGGCGCGCGCGCGTCGAGGCGAGCGCATTCACTACGTCGTGCACACCGAAGCGATGGCGGGGCATGCCATGGCCATCCTGCGCCAGCACTTCTCGGACGGCGCGGACATCACCGGCGCCTTCACCGTGATGTACGGGTTCGCGGACCTGCATGTCGTGGTCGTGCGTCACGGCCACCATAAGGAGCGGCTCAGCGGACTGACCGGCGTCGTGTACGACCACGCATGGACCGAGGAGTTCGCCAAGAGGAACGTCGGCGCGAACGTCGAGGAGTTCATCCAGGCCACGCGCTACGTGGTCCGCAGGGACCTCGAGCTCGGCGGCGGCAAGTCCCGTACGACGCTCGAGCTCAGCGACGGGTCGGTGCTCACCCTCTCGAACTATCGCGGCACGATGATCGAGGTCGGCGAGCGCATGACCGACGAGCGGGTCACGCGCATCATCGCCGCGAGCGACAGCGGAACCTGGGGCGAGCGATGACCGACGCCGAAGCACTGGCGCTGCTCATGCAGTGGGAGCGCACGTCCGATCGGTACCGTGCCGAGACCGAGCGCATTCAGTCCGCGCTCAGCGAGGCGGGGTTCGTGCTGCGGCAGGCGCATGACGTCCAGCAGTTCACGCTGTACCCGTCGATCCGACCGACGATCGAAGGCTGGGTCGTGTCGCTGTACGGTGCTCTCGGTCCGTACGGAACGCCGTTCCATGCCACGCCTAAGCTCACGGTCGCCGACGCAGTGCAGGGCGCCGTAGCGCGCGCCGATGAGGTCCTGCAGGAGCAGCGCGACCGACTCGACCGCCTGCGGCGCGTGCTCGCTGCCGCGAACAGGCCGAACACCACAGGGGAGGACCAGCATGCAACGTCGTGACTTCCTCAAGCTGATCGGATGGGGCGCACCGCTCACCGCCGCCGCTGCGGCCGTGCTCGAGCCCGAGGTCGTGGCCGCCGACGCTCCGCCACCGCCTGCGCCGGACGGTCCGGTGCGGTGCGTCGTGAAGTTCACGCCGGGCACGAGCGAGCGCGAGCTCGACGCCATCGTGCGCCAGCTCGAGCGCATCGACGTGGCCTGCGCGGTGCTGCCGAGCGACGTGCAGATCCAGTGGGTCCCCGGCGCGGTCCCGGCGCCCGAGGTGACCATCGAGACCTCGTTCGACGGCGCGACCTGGCTGCGGCGTGACGCGCTCACGATCGAGATGAAGCCCGGCCTCTACGACCCGAACGCCGACGACTGGAGCGACCCATGAACCGCCGCGACTTCATGAAGCTGCTCGGCCTCGGCGCGCTCACGACCGCGGCAGGGCTCGTGCTGCCGACGCCACCGCCACCCGTGCTCGCCGAGCCTGAGCGCGTCCGCCGCTGGTGGGCAGTGCCGCGCGGCGCGCCGGTCCCGCAGCTGCGCCGCGAGCACAGAGCGCTGTTCATCGGCGACCCCGTCGCATACGGCGACGACGACGGCACGATAGTCGGCTGCCGACCGAGCGAGGACGTGGTCGGCCATGTCGTGCAGGTCAACCCCGACGGCACGGTGCTCGTGCGCATCGCCGACCCGATCGAGGATGAGTTCACGCGCATCGTTCGCGCCATCGCCCAGGCGCATCACCGCGCGCGCGATCGCAGGATCCTGCAGGTGCTCGGCGTCGCTGACATGGACCAGGCAGGCGCGAAGCTACACGCCATGTTCGGCGCTCACGTTCCCGTATCCGTGGAGGCCACATGAACGTGCTCTCGACAGTCGACCAGACCCTGCTCACGTGGTTCTTCGGCGCCGGTCAGGCGGCGTTCGAGCGCTCGACCATGGGCGGCATGCTCACGCATGCAGAGCTGTTCTCGAGCTCGGGCGCCATCGAGTGGTTCCGCGACCAGGTCATGGTCGGCCGGCAACTGCTCTGGGAGTACAAGACCCGCGTCTCGTTCGAGACGCTCTCGCGCACGCCGAGCGAGTGGCCGCACGTCGAGCACGGCGAGATCATCTACCCCGAGGATGAGATCACCGCGTTCCCCACCGCCGAGCACGACAGCTCTAACCCAGGCACGCCGCTGCGGTGGCTGATCCAGCGCTACGACAAGGCGAGCTCGCGCCTGCACGAGATGCTCAAGCGCGCAGAGACCGTCGAGCTCGAGGTCGTCGGCTCGCGCGACAAGCACGTGCTCACCGCCGTGCAGGCGTTCACGACGCTCGAGAACTACTGCGGCGACCTCGGCGCGCAGTGGTCGCTGCACCGTGATTCGCGAATCGCGAAGGTCGGCCGCATCGGCTCGCTCTACCACATGACGCCGGCGGGCAGGCGCCTGCTCGAGCTCGCCGCCGCCGACCGCGGCAAGGCAGGCCAGCCCGTCAGCGAGGCCACGACCACCGAGCAGATGCAGAACGAGGTGGCCGCCACCGCGAACACGAACGTGAAGGCCGAGCTCCGCGAGCGCAGGCGCGTCGGTCTCATCCGCACCGACCGGCAGAGCAATGAGCTGCTGCGCGGCGCGGGGTTGCTGTGGAACGCAGCGAGGGACGCGTGAAGTCTCGAGGCTATCAACGCAGAGCCGTCCGGCGCTCGCTGCAAGCCGCGCCCGGACAACGTTTGCTGCTCGTCGGACCCACCGGCTGCGGCAAGACCGTGATCGCGGTCGACGTGATTCGCCGGCACTTGCGCAGGGGGCGCCGAATCCTGTTCCTCGCGCACGCGCAGACGATCATCGAGCAGACCTACGACCACCTGATCGAGCTCGGGCTGAAACCCGAAGACGTCGGCGTGCTCATGGCGACAGACGCCGCGGTGAAGGGCCACCGCGAGCGCATCCGGCCCGACGCGCCGATCCAGATCGCGGGCATCCTCACGGTGACGCGCCGCGACTTCGTCCGCGCAGATGTCGTGTTCGTCGACGAGGCGCACCATGCCGCAGCGGAGACCTACACGGCGCTGCTCGCTCAATACCCGAACGCGATCGTGTACGGCTTGACCGCTACGCCGCACCGCATGGACGGCAAAGGGCTGCGCGATTGCTTCGACGAACTGTACGTGATTGCGTCCGCGTCCAAGCTCATCGCGCAAGGCTTCCTCGCCGCGCCAATCGTGTACAGCAAGCCCGACGGCTTCAGGGATGCGCGCGTTCGGCGCGTCAAGACGGTCGGTCGCGACTACGCCGTCGGCGAGCTCGGCCGCGCGATGAACCACCGCAGGCTGGTCGGCAACATCATCACCGAATGGAAGCGGCTCGGGCGAAACCGCGCAACCGTCGTGTTCGCGAGCAGCATCCCGCACAGCAAGACGATCGCGGCGCGGTTCAATGCTGCCGGGGTGAAGGCCGAGCACATCGACGAGAGCACACACCCGAACGAGCGCAAGGCGATCCTCGGCAGGCTGAACAGCGGCGCAACCAAGGTCGTTTGCAACTACGGCGTGCTGGGCGAAGGCTGGGACCAGCCAGCGGTCAAATGCGTTGTGCTCGCGCGGCCGACCAAGAGCCTCACGGTGTACTTGCAGCAGGCGGGGCGCACGCTCCGGCCGTACAAGAGGCAGCGGCCGATCGTGCTCGACCACGCGGGTAACGCGCTGCGCTTCGGGCTGCCGCAGATGGAGCGTGAGCACTCGCTGGACGGCGTGCCGAAGATGAAGGGCAATGCGCCGGTGAAGGTGTGCACGGAGTGCGAGGCGCTGATCCCGGCGAGCGCGCGCGAGTGTCCGGAGTGCGGGCACGAGTTCCCGAGGGTGGAGACGCCGGAGGAGGCCGAGGCGAAGCTGGAGCGCGTACACGGTGCGCTGCGCTTGGCCAGGATTAGTGCGTTCGCTAAGCGACGACATCTCGGCGACGCATGGCTTCGTGCTGCGGTGGCAGCGCAGATCCCGGGTCACAGTGCGTAACGGCCCGACGCTCATTGGCGAAACGTTCGGACGCCTGACCGTGATCAGGCGAGAGGGCAGCGACGCGCGTGGCGCAGCCCTTTGGTTGTGCCGCTGTAGATGCCGGCGCACGCGGATAGTGACGACAAAGGCGCTGCGTCACCACACCGTTGCGTGCAGAGCGTGCACCGGCGACATCGTCTCCGCCGCCTGTAGAAACCGCGGAGAGCGACAGGCGAAAAACTACGAGGGTAAAAAGTTTGGAAGTGTGCTGGTGATAGGGCGCGCAAAAACAAGACGCGTCGACGCAACGGGCGCGTGGTGGCGCTGTCGGTGCCTGGTTTGTGGTTTTGAGTGGGAGCGCAGCGCCAGCGCGTTCAAGCCCTCGCGTTTGAGAAAGGTGAAGGAGTATTCCTGCCACCGTTGCGCAACGCATCGAGCCGCTTCCGCGGCGGCTCTCGTGTGGAAGTCGCGCGCGCGGCGTTACACGGTGTTCGGGGTGCCCATGTCGCTGCTGGACCTCGTTGAGGCGTTCGGGGGTTCCAAGCAGTCGTGGCGGTTTCGGATCCGGCGCTTTGCCGGTGATGCACAGGCGGCCGTTGTCGCTGGGCCAATGCGGCATGGAAATAACACGTACGAGGGTGGGTCGGCGCAGGCCGCCGGCCATCCAAAAGTGCTGGGAGGCCGCGCGGACTAACTACAGCAAAGCGAAAGCCCCCGACGCTCGCGCGCCGAGGGCTCCAGGTCCGGTGTTCGATGCCGTCGGACTGGAGCCTAACCGCACCGTGGTCGAACCGCCTAGGATTGACAGCGAGCCGCCTCCGCCCGCCAACGCATCGCCGTCCCTCGAGGACGCGCTCGAAGCGCTCCGCCTGCGCAAGCTCATCCCCGCGCGCATGATCGCCGCCGCGCTCACGAGCCCAGGCGACCGCTGGACTACGCGCCGCGCGCGCAGGTGGCTCCGCAAGTCGGGCGCAGGCTTCCAGATGAACCCGCCCAAAGGTCAGTGGTTCACGACGCGTGAACGCCTGCGAGACCGCTTCCCGGACGTGCTCGAACAGATCCTGCTGGTTGTGCCCGAGGAGGACCTCGACGCGCTCGACTCGCTGTGATGCGGGCCGTTGTCCCCGCGCGCGCCTTCGCAGTCGTCACCGAGTCAGCGCGCGCGGGGCGTTCCATTGCCGGCGGGTCGGACGCCACGTTGCCAAAAGCGTCCTACGCGGAGAGCGACCCCGCGGTTGACCAGCACCAGGAACGCCGCCGAGCGTAGCAGCGCCGGCAATGGATGGCTGCTCGACCACCCGAATTCCTAACAGCCACCCATGTGTTAGGAAAACGCGCGCGCCTCTTGTCAACGGGCCGATCGTCCCAAACCGGAATGGGACGGGGACTCCGAGAACCGCTCCAGTTCCCGAAGTGGTTTCCGGGTACCGGCGGACATCAGATCTCGATCTCCGCCGCTCGCCGACACTGTGCGCTCGACCACGCGCGGCCACGCTCGGCCACAAGTGACCACGGCGCGCAGCTTCATAGGTGCGGGGCATCGCGATGGCGCTGGCCAGGCTCAGGCGTCGGCGGCGCCGGCGGCCAAGTGCTCGCCCATCCAAGCCCCGTGTACGAGCGCACGGCCGCCGCCGCGGCCTCGCGCGGTGCTCCCTACGCCTGCGCCCCGAGGATCGATGTCCAAGCCACAGCGCGCGTCAGCGCCCCCAACGCCCGATGCCGCCGCGGTCTGGGCGCCGCTCAAGACCGTCAAGCCCTGGGTCGACAACCCGAGGAAGAACGAGGGCAGGCCTGTCGAAGCGGTCGCCGACTCCATTCGGCGCTTCGGCTGGGGCCGCCCTCTCGTGACGCGCCGCGGCGTGCTCGTGATCGGGCACACCGCTCGCCTCGCAGCGCTCGAGCTCGTCAAGCGCTGGTCGAACACCACCGCTGAGCAGCGCGCGACCTGGCACCCGGAAGCAGTGCGGACCGCCGAGCGCGGCGAAGCTCCGGTGCGAGCGCGCGACGACCTGCCCGAAGGTGAAGCCCACCTCCTGGCGCTCGCCGACAACAGGCTCGGTGAGTTCGCCGAGTGGGACGAGCGCAAGGTGCTGGAGATCCTGCAGCGGTACGACGCCGCAGCAGCCAACTCGGTGGGCTGGAACGACAAGGAGCTCCGCAAGCTCACGCAGTCGATCGCGCGCGCCAACCGCGTCGTCGAGGACGAAGTCCCCGCGCCGCCGGCGACGCCCATCGTGCAGCCTGGCGAGCTCTGGATCCTCGGCCGGCATCGACTGCTCTGCGGCGACAGCCGCGACCCCGCATGCGTCTCGCGCGTGATGGCCGACGCGCGCGCCACATGCGTGTTCACCGACCCGCCCTACGGCGTGTCCATCGGCGCGAAGAACAGGCTGCTGAACTCGATCCAGCGCGGCGGACGCAACCTCAGCGACATCGAGGACGACGACGCCGCGCCCGATGACCTGAAGGAGCGCCTGCTCCCAGCGTTCGTGAACATGCGCGCGATCGTCATGAGCGACGACTGCGCGCTGCTCGTGTGCTCGCCGCAGGGCTCAGAGCTGTTCGCGACCATGCTGGCCATGATGCTCGAGGCAGGCTTCCCCGCGCGCCACGTGCTCATCTGGAAAAAGAACCAGCCAACGTTCTCGATGGGCCGGCTCGACTACGACTACCAGCACGAGCCGATCATCCTGACATGGGGCAAGCGCCACAAGCGCCCGATGCTCGGCACGCATCGCACCAGCGTCTGGGATGTCGACAAGCCGCGCGCCAGCGTCGAGCACCCGACCATGAAGCCCGTCGAGCTCTACGCGAACGCGTACCTGAACCACTCCGACGCCGACGACACGGTCGCTGACCTCTACGCCGGCTCGGGCACCGCGTTCATCGCCGCCGAGCAGGTCGGTCGCGCAGCATGCGGCATTGAGCTCGCGCCGAAGTTCTGCGACGTCATCATCGAGCGCTGGCAGAATCTCAGCGGCGGCAAGGCTCAGCGCGCTGTCTGAATCGTCGTCACGCGCGCGGCGTATTTGGGCGCAGTGGCTTCGTTCTTGTAGACGCGCGCCGCGCCCCAGCGCTCTGATCCCGCGCGCACCGCATCGAGCGAGCAGACGTAGCCGAAGTACATGTACTCGCCGAAGTCCTCGATCCATGTGACGCGCCCGACGCTGATCGAGCGCCCGCCATCGCGGGTCGGGTGATCGATGCTGACCGTGTCGTCGATGTTCATACCAGCCTAGTGACGGTCATGGTCCCGTCCGCAGCGATCGTTCGCGAGTGCATGTGGCGAAGCTTCCCCGGTCCGTTGCACACGAGGAACTTCGACGAGCCGTCTCGCCAGCTCGTCTCGACATGGGTGCACAAGCACCCGATGCCAATCAGCGCGGTGCGCATCTCGGTGGCTATCGCTACGCTGTTCATGGCTTCGCCTCCGTGCTCGGCGCTGCTGCCTCCGTGCGGGGCTCCGTCGCGATGTCGATGTCCGAGCCGCCGCACTTGGGGCAGCCGCACTCGCCGAATGCAGCGCGCTCTGCTGCCGCGATCGTGCGGAACCGATAGCCGCACTCCATGCATGCGAAGCCGCTGCGCTTCATGGCTTCCCCGCGAGGTCGATGTCCATCCAGCTCGGTCGCGCGCGCTCGTAGCGCGCTGCCTCTTCGACGACTACGTCTCCCAGCCAGACCCGACCGTTGTAGCTGATCGTGTGCTTGCCGACCCGACCGCGCGGGAAGGTGCTGCATCCCTCGCCCGATGCGTCGCGCTCGCGCTGATAGATGACGCTCGCTTCGCTGAGCGATGCAACTACGACGTTGAGCCGCCTGCCGATTCGAAGCTTCATGACTTCCTCCATGCGCGGTTAGCTGCGCGCGCTGCATCGCGCGCATCGGTCCATCCGCCACTGACGCGGCGAACGCTGCGGTGGGTCTCGCGGTCGAATACGAACCATGCAGCCGGCTCGTCGCCCCGCCCGGGAATGCTCAATGCGATGAAGCGCTTCATGACTTGACCTCGACGATCCGATACGAGCCGAGCGCCCAGCGCTGAACTTCCATCGCGCGGTCGGCGGCGTCGTACCAGCGTCCGATCGCCCAGTTGAGCGTGAATCCGTTGGCGCGCAGCCATGCATGGGCTTCGCTGGGCACCGCGAATCGCATTTGCGTTGTTTCCATGTCGAACAGTGTGCACGCGGGCGCAGACCGTTACAAGCGCCCTTCGCAACTATCGCGTAAACGCGCGTTCTCTTGTGGGTTTCTGGGGCGGTTTCGGGCGGGTTCTGGGGGGGGCGGCTAGGCGTCCCGCATGCGCGCGCGGGTCGCGTTCGGCCCAGCGCCTTCGCGCCCCAGCGCATGCTTCTCGAACGCAGCAGCGAGCCGCTTGTTCGCGTCTCGCCAGTTGTAGAGCACGCGCACGCTGCATCCGAGCGCAGTCGCGGTCGCGCTGACGTTGCCATCGCATCGACGCAGCGTCGCGATCACGTAGCGAATGGCGCGGTCGTCATCGGCGCGAATGGTCGCGGCGAGCGCCTGCGTCGTCGGGTAGGGCGCTTTCACTTCGCGGTGCTCCGCGCGAGACCCGCGCGCAGCATCTCTTGCACGAGCGAGTCCGCGCGCTGCTCGTCGGTCTCGCCGGTCACGTTGAGCGCGATGTCGTCGAACCGCAGCGCGTTCTCCGCGACCCAGTCGATGTACTGCCCAAGCGTCTGCTCGGGGTCGGTGAACGCCAGCGACCGCATCTGCTTCACGATTTGAAGCGGCGTGCCGATCAGCGTGCGCCCGTCTTTGAGTGTGATGTTCATGTTCGGTCCTCCTCCAAGGTCGCGCAGTGCGCGCGCCAGTCACCTGTAGCCACGACCGCGCGATGCGGCGCAACGGTCTCGAGCGGGATCAAGTAGGTCTCGACGCGCTCGCCATCCTCCAGCGCGATCACCGAGCGCATGTAGAAGTGAGGATGCCCCTCGAGCCGGTCGAGCCGCGCGAGCGTAGCGCCGTCGACGTCGAACACCTCGCCGAGCACCTGGCCGCCGACGTCCCGAGCGACGCCGGGGAACGCGCCGAGCGAATACATGCGGTAGCCGAGCGCGGTGCGCGCGCTGCGAACGAACCGCGAGCGCTCGAGGAAGCCGTGGTTTCCCATGCCCCGCAGCAGCGAGCCGTAGACGAATACGCGTGTGATTCCCTCTCTCATGTCAGCCCCCAGGCCGCGATGGTCAGCGGCTGCTTGGCGAACCCGTGGCGCTTGTAGGCGCGCTCGATCACGCGGAGATACTTCGGGCCGGGCCCGATGCTGAACCGTCCGCCGCGATGCACGTACGTGAACGCGTAGACGTGGCGCCCGCTCGCGACCGTGATGCGCTTGCGCGTACGCTCGTAGACGAACGGATGACCTTCGAAGGCGTCGAGCTTGCGCATGTCGGCGGCGCTCATCGAATAGAGAACCCCCGGCGTGTAGAACCCCGGTCGATGCGTGATCGACGCGACCGCGCCGCCCCATGCTGGGCTGAAGCCCGCGAAGCAGAGCGCGTGGTTGGCGAGCTCGGCGACCCCGATGAGCCGCGCGCTCGGGCAGCGCGCGCGCATCTGGGCCTCGTCGAGGTTCGATCCGTAGGCAAAATAGAGAAGCGGGGTCATGACTCGTCTCCGTACTCGTCGACCTCGACGCTGCGCAGGCGCGTGTTGCAGCCCTCGGCCTTCGCCTTCTTGTTCCACTCGCGCACGTACCGCGTGACGTCCTCGTCGCGCATGCCAGCGGTCCGCGGGTGCTCTCCCATTGCGGGCTGCCATTCATCGCGCAGCCAGCCGTCGTACGTGGTTTGTTCTTCGAGGCGTCTCATGACGCCACCGCATCGCTCGCGGTCTGCGCGGCAGCGTAGCGGCTGTCGCCATCGAGGCGCTTCATCATGTGGAAGCGCGCGGTCTTGAACTCGTCGCCGATCATCCCGAGCTTGAGCAGCCAGACCCGGACCGCCCATTTGTCGTTCTGGGTTACGCGGCGAGCCTTGCTCGCGGCCTTCGTGGTCTGCGCGCGATGCACCAGCGCGAGGCAGAATTGTACGTAGGTCTTGATCTCGCCCGCGTGCAGCGAGCCGTTGAAGTAGCGGAACTCGACCGTGCCGCGAAAGAAGAATGAGTTGAGGTTGAGCCCGTGGTAGCGCGTGTGGTCGTAGCGGCTCGGCGCGCCCGCGTTGCCATACCAAGCCTGCTGGAACTCCGACATCGTGCGCGGGCGGCGCTGCTCAAGCCGCGTGATGAACTCGGCGCGCAGCGCGCGCGTGTATCGCGCCAGCCGATCCGGCGCGACCCCGAGCGCGCGCTCGATGAGCCGCTCGTTCTTGTGGACGATGTTTACGAGGTTGAGCAGCCCGCGGACATCGAAGCGCGAGCCATCGACGTGGACATGGATCCCGCATTTATCGTCGACCCGCGCTCCCGCGCGCCGCACCGCGCGAACGATGCTCTGCAGCGTGTCGAGCTCGTCGTAGCGCAGCTTGGGGGAGACGATCTCGCCATGCGGCCCGTAGCCCAGCGAGCCATCGCTGACCACCTTCCATTCGCGCCCGTCTGCCATGCGCACCGTGGGGGCGTACGCATCGAGCGTCCCGCCTACGACGGTCTGGATGGCCCGCGCGATTGCGTCGCGGTCGATGCCGACCGTCTCGATCTCGATGCCGAATAGATTCGCTTGCGTCGTGTCCATGGCGAACACCATGCACGAGCATGCAGACTGTTGCAAGCGGTGTTCTAAAGAATCTTCGGCACCCCCGTAAACCCGCGTTATCCCCCTGGTTTTGGCGGGGTTTCCCCAGAGGCACCCCATGGCCACGGCCCCCGTCAGCGAAGCCCGCGCGCATGTCCTGGCGTTCCTGCGCAACGCCCAGGAGCAGGCGGAGCGCGGCAGCGAGGACGACGCGGAGTTCTTGCGCGAGGCGCACGAATGCACCGCTGCGCCGGTCGCCGAGGACCTGACGCTGTTCGAGCGCGCGTTCGTGCGCGAGTTCGTGCAGTGCCGAGATGCATCGCTCGCGGTCCGGCGCGCTGGCAGCAAGGCCAACCACGCGAGCAGCATCTCGATCGGTCACAAGCTGCGGCAGAAGCCGCGCGTGAAGGCAGCGATCGAGGCGTTCGACCGTCGGCTCGACGAAGAGGCGAAGGTCTCGCGCACTGAAATCACGCGCGCGCTCAAGAGTAACGCGCGCAAGGCCGCGGCCGCCGAGCAGTTCGGTGCTTCGAATGCGGCGTGGATCGCGCTCGGCAAGGACCTGCACGGGATGTTCGGCGACCGCCTGGACGTGCGCGTGCTCGCCGAGCTGCAGGACCTGCTCGACATGGTCGAAGCGTTCATGAAGCCGGAGTCGTATGCAGACCTCGTCCACGCCATCGCGAAGGCGCAAGGTGACGAAGCAGTGGCTGGCGCAGAAGTTCCAGAAGATCACAGCGAAGTCCACTGACACCGACGACTGCGACCACGTAGTCGCGCCGCCGCCGCTGCCCGAGTACGCGGACCGGCCGATCGATTTCTTTCGCGAGATCCTCGGCATCGAGCCCTGGGCCGCGGCCATGCCCGGCCAGACCGGGCAGATCGACATCCTGCGCGCGCTGCCCGAGCACAAGGCCATCGCGGTCCGCAGCGGCCACAAGGTCGGCAAGTCCACGATCGCAGCGGGCGTCGCCATCTGGTGGTTCGCCACGCGCCCCGCGGCTCGAGCAGTGCTTACCGCACCCACCGCGCGGCAGGTCAAGATCGTTCTGTGGCGCGAGGTGCGGCGGCTGTACCGCATCGCTCGGCGGCGAGCTCGAGTGAAGGGGCGAGACCTCGGGCCCGACCCGAGCCGCGACCCGTCGACCGGCATCATCGCCGACGACGGCCGCGAGATCCTGGGCTTCAGCACCGACGACGCCGACCGGTTCTCGGGCATCTCCGGCCAGCACGTGCTGTACATCGTCGACGAGGCCTCCGGCGTCGACGAGCCGATCTTCGAGGCCATCGAGGGCAACCGCGCCGGCGGCGCCTACCTGCTGCTATTCGGCAACCCGACCCAGACCAGCGGCAAGTTCTTCGACGCGTTCCACAGCGAGCGCCACGTCTTCCACTGCCTGCACATCTCGAGCGAGCACACCCCAGCCAACGACAACGCGATCCCGGGCCTGGCCACGCCGGAGTGGGTAGCCGAGCGCGCGCGCGTCTGGGGCACGGCCTCATCGCTGTACGCGGTCCGCGTTCGCGGAGACTTCCCCGAGCAGGCGAGCGACGCGGTCATCCCGCTGCGGCTGCTCGAGGCAGCGCGCCGCGACTGGGACGCGGCCACGTACGAGGGCGAGCTGCAGATCGGTGTCGACGTCGCGGAGTTCGGCGACGACGACACGGTCATCCAGCCGCGCCGCGGCAAGAAGACCTATCACCCGATCGTGCTCCACTCGATGGACTCGGTCGACATCGCCGGCCAGGTGCTCGAGCTCGTGCGCGAGCTGCGCGCGAAGGACGAAGTGCCGGTCGTCAACATCGACACGATCGGCGTCGGCGCTGGCGTGTTCGCCATCCTCTGCCGCAGTAACGAGATGACCGCGGTCGACTGCAAGAGCTCACGCTCGGCCGACAGCACAACCGGCCCCGGCTACCACAACCTCCGCGCGCAGCTGCACTTCGCGGTGCGCGACTGGCTCGCCGAGGGCGGCACGATTCACCCGGACCCCGAGCTCGAGGGCGAGCTCGTCGCGCCGCGGTACAAGTTCGACACGCAGGGCCGCTACCAGGTCGAGAGCAAGCTCGACATCAAGGCTCGCATCAAGCGCTCGCCGGACAGGTTCGACGCGCTGCAGCTCGCGGTCTACCAGGCACCGCGCACGAAGATCGTCGCGCTGCCGCGGCGCGAGGGCTCGCGCTGGGATGGGTTCCGCGGTCGCGGGTTCGGTTGAGTTCGTCGCATGCGTCCTGGGAGCGGAAGCTCCGGATCAGCGAGTCCAAAGGGCTGTGACATGGCCAGCCACGCCCCGGGCTGCTCGGCACCCGGGACGGATGCGACGAACACGGGTGAACGCATGAGACCGCGCACGATCGCAGTGATGCAGAAAGCCGCCGCGCACGCAGCGGCCGAGCTCGCACGGCAGGGTGCGGACACGCCCGAGGGTGCACGCGCATGGCTGGCTGCTCGCAGGGCAGCGGTCGAAGCGCACCGGGCGAAGCTGCGCGGCAAGGGCGGCAGGACCCCCAAGCCGGTGCACACGCCGAGGGTGAGGCAGGAGAGGCCGCCGAGTGTGGAGCGGCCGGCGAAGGCGTTCGCGAACCCGATGCTCGGCCGCACCGACGACCCACCCGGCCCGCGGCCGAAGCTGAAGCCAGCCAAGAATCGGTGACCCGATGCGCATCGTGATCGCCGGCATACCGCGGGCCGGCAAGTCGACGCTCGCCGACCAGCTACGCACCGAGCTCGGCTACGAGCTGCTCCGCACCGACAACCTGATCTCGATGGGATGGTCCGAGGCGAGCGCGAAGGCCGCCGAGTGGATGCTCGAGCGCCGCGGTCCGTGGATCGTCGAAGGCGTCGCCGCCATCCGAGCGCTACGCAAGGCGCTCGCCGCCGGGCCGGACAAGCCCTGCGAGAAACTGTTCTGGCTCTCGAGCCCGTTCGTCGAGCTGACGCCCGGTCAGCGCACGATGGGGAAGGGCGCCGAGACCGTGCTGCGCGAGATCGAGCCTGACCTGCGTGCCCGCGGCGTGCTGTTCATCGCCAACGGGGCAGGCGCCGTCGTCCAGGCGAGGCCGAGCTCGCGCGTGCCTGCGCCAGCCGGCGCGGCCGCCGACGCGTCGTCATTCCTTCCGGCGCCCGGGGCCGCGCCGGCGGCGGTTCAACCGCTGCCGCGCACGCAGCTCCCTCGAATCACCACCGGCCGCTGGGGCAACTCGCGCGGCCGAGGCTTCGGCTGAAGCGAGCACCCATGGCGTTCAACCTCCTCGCGTGGATCAAGCAGGCATTCGGGCCTGCGCAGGTCGAACCGACCAGCACTCCGATCATCCACGCCAAGCCGCTATGGGAGCAGTTCCAGCGCATCGGCGGCGGCCTCTCCCCTCTGGGCGTAAGCGAGATCATCCGCGCTGCCGATGGCGGCCAGCCTGACCGGCTCGTCGACCTGATGAACGAGAGCCGTCAGAAAGACGGCCACCTTCAGGGCGTGCTCAGCACACGCGAGCGCGCGCCCGCTCTGGTCGATCTCGAGTTCGTGGTTCCGAAGGACGCGAGCCCAAAGGAGCAGGAGGCAGCCGACCTCTGCCGCCGCATCCGGGACGACTTCGAGAACTGGCCCGAGCTCATCTCGCACATGAACGGCTTTCTGTTCGGGCACGCAACGTCCGAGCTGCTGTGGAAGCGCACGAGCGAAGGCCTGCTGCTGCCGTACCGCGCCAAGCCCGTGCACGCGCGCGACTTCATCTTCGCGCTCGCGGACGGCTCGCTGCGCTACCGCAAGACAACCGGCGACACCGTCGGCGTGGACCTGCTCGCAGAGTTCCCCGGCCGCATCATCCAGATCCAGCGCCGCATCGTTGGCGACGTCCCTGCGCGCGAAGGCCTCGCGCGCCTGCTCGTCTGGTCGGCGCTGCTCCGCAACTGGGGTCTGCGTGACTGGATCGCGCTCGCCGAGATTGCGTGGAAGCCGTGGCGGATCGGCAAGTACAAGCCCGGCACGCACATCGACGACATCGACAAGCTCGTCACCATGCTCGAGCGGGTCGGCACCGAGGGCATCGGCGTCTGCGACACCGACACGCAGATCGATGTGCACTACCCGAAGGGCAGCGCGCCGAGCCCGAGCACGCACCGCGAGCTGTTCGACACGCTCGGCCGCGAGATGAGCAAGGCCATCCTCGGCCAGACCACGACCACCGAGAGCACCGAGCACGGCGACCAGCGCGGCGCAGTGGTGCGCGACCAGGTCCGCACCGACATCGGCGAAGAGGACTGCCGCGCGATCGCAGCCGGCCTTCGCTATTGCATGTTCATGCCCGCGGTCGCGCTGAACGTGGGCGCCGACATCCGGTGCCCGGCGGCAGTGTTCCAGACCGACGAGGGCACGGACATCAGCGAGTTCGCGACCGCCATCAACACGCTGCGCATTGCGGGCCTGAAGATCCCGGCGCCGTGGGTGCGTGACCAGGTCGGCATGCCGCAGCCGGGCGAAGACGAGGAACTCGTGAACGAGAACTCGATGGTCGCCGAGGACGCGCGAACGCTGGCGTTCATGTCGCGCGCGTTCCTGACCGGCGGCTACCGCGTCAAGAACCTGCAGGAGATCGCCGACGGGTTCGGAGTCGAGATCGAAGAGGACCTGTCGCTGCTCGAGGCCGCGGCGGCCGGCGGCGAGGCCGCTGCCGAGTAGCGCTCGGCGTTCACCACCACCGTTCCACAGGAGAATCAGATCCATGTCACTCACCCTCGGAGAAATCCGCGACCAGATCACGACCGCGCTCACGCACCTCGCGGGCATGGCATCGGCGCAGCAGCAGCAGGCGGACGTCCTGAACGGCCCCGGCCGCATCCTGATCAAGCCGACCGACTGCATTCTCGGCACGGGCGCGCCTATGGCCCTGTTCGTCGACGGCGACGACGGCACGCCGGGCTTGTACGTCGGCGAAGACACGATCGGCGTCCGCTGGAACGACCACGCCACGCCCGAGGCGATCGCGTTCCGCGCGATCGTCGACGAGACCTTCGACAACACCGCGGTCGCGACGCTCAAGGTGTACTGCAGCAAGGTCGGCGCGACCGCGGACAACACGGCCACGCTCGACATCACGGCGATCAACCAGGAACTGGCCGCGCTGCACAACGCCGACTCGGACTACGGCGACACGACCGCAGAGATCGGCGACCCGGAAGCGACGAGCCGCACGATTCAGGTCATCGAGCTCGAGCTCGCTGCCGAGAACCTCCCCGCGGGTCCGGCCGGCATCGCGTTCACGATCACGCCGACCGCGGGCACGCTCGACGACGACGACCTGATCATCCACTTCATCGTCCTCGAGTTCACGCGCAAGGCTGCCAGCTAAGGCGCGATGACGACGCGAGACAAGCCGACCCGGGCCGCCGCCGAGCGCGGCGCGCCCGAGTCGGAAGACCAAGCCGCGCGTGCTCGCTGGCTGCGTAAGCAGCACAGCCGCCGCGCTGGCATGTGCGGGTGCGTCCCGTATGCGGACCGCGCGCAGCAGCCCGAACCCCGAGGAGACGATCATGCGGCTGAACTCGAACACCACTGAACCGGGCAAGCAGGCGCGGCTCAAGCTCGACGACAACGACACCGACGTCGAGCGCGTCGACGACGACACCGAGCGCGGCGACTTCGTGCGCATGGGCATGGACGTCGAGGTCAAGGTCATCAACGAAGAGGAGCGCACCTTCGAGGTGATCGCCTCGACCGAGGTGATGGACAGCCATGGCGACATCGTGCGCCAGCACTGGGACCTGACCCGGTACGAGCTCAACCCGGTCATCCTCTGGGCGCACAACCTCTTCGGCGTGTCGCGATGGGCCTACGAAGGCTCGGTCGACCCCGAAGACCTGATGCCGATCGGCAAGGCCATCAAGGTCGAGGTCAAGAGTAAGAAGCTGCACGCGACGATCCAGCTCGTGAAGGGCACGGCCGAAGAGGAGCCGCTCGTCGACAAGCTCTGGCGCCGCATCACGCAGCGCGTGCTGCGCGCGGTCAGCGTCGGCTTTCGCGCCGGCTCGATCACGGCCGTCAAGGACAAGGCCGGCAACACGAAGTTCTACGAGGTCGGTTCAGAAGAGTTCCCGAACGAGCTGCACGAGATCAGCGTCGTTCCGATGGGAAGCAATCCGCAAGCGGTCGCGAAGTCGATCGAGCGGAGTCGAGAGCACCTGAGCCGCATCGTTGCGGCTCGCAACGCCGCCGTAACTGGCGACACGGAGACCACCATGGCCATGACCCCAGAAGAGAAGGCGGCGTATGACAAGGCGCTGTCGGACAACGCAACCCTGAACGCTCGCGTCACGCAGCTCGAGACGCGCGCGACGACGGCCGAGACCTCGCACGCGGAAGGCAGCAAGCGCGTGGCCGAGCTCGAAGCCGAGCTGAACGCGGAGAAGGCTCTCAGCGCGCAGCACGAGACCGCTGCCAAGGCCGCAGCCGAGCGCGCGACCGCAGCGGACGCACGCGTGACCAAGAGCGAGCTCGACGCCCGCGAGGGCAAGAAGTTCGCGAAGGCGCAGCGCGAGGTCTGGGAAGTGCTGGCGAGCGCGAAGGGCCTCGAGTTCGCACTCGAGAAGCTCGACGCGACGGCCGACATTCCGCTCGCGACCGAGGTGAAGGTCGACGGCGATCCGCTCACGAGCGCGACGCAGCCGACGCCGGCGCCGTCCGACAAGCCCGTGGTCAAGGACGACCTGCTCGACATCGCCCGCAAGGCGGCCGCCGCGGCCTGACGGTCGCCACTCGCGTTCAACACCACAACCTCTAACCAATCAAACAGATCTCGGGCGGGGAAACCGAACGCTCCGCGCGCAAGCGCGGCAGTGAGCGCGGAGCTCCGTCCTCGAAAGGACTTCGACCATGGCTACTCGCGCAGATCAGATCCTCTCCGGCTGCACCATCGTGGAACGCACGGTGGAGGCAGCGGCCACCGTGTTCCTCGGTGACGTCGTGATGGACGGCAACGCGGACCACGAATGCCTCCGCATCGACAGCGCGGTCGCGCTGCCGATCGGCGTCGTCGTGATGCTGGGCAAGCTCGCCGGCGCGGCGGGCGACAAGGTCTCCGTGGCGCTGCTCGTCGGCGGCGTCGCGAAGGTCCGTGTCGGCGCAGGCGGCGCGACGCGCGGTCAGTCGGCCAAGTACGTGTCGGCCGGCAGGCTGACCGATGCGGTGCCGGACTACACGGGCGCGGACACGGACGTGAACAGCCCCGGCTACTTCACGCAGAACGGCGCCGACGGCGACTACGTCGGCCTCGCACTCGTACGCCACGCGGTCGGCGAGTAATCGCTGACCGGCTGATCGTCGAGTGATCGATGACCGCGGCGGGCATGTCGCTCGCCGCGCGCGCGCTCTCGTCTCTCAACCCTCCATTCCAACAAAGGTAATCAAGATGCTCCAGCACAACATGCTTGGGGGCGCGGGCCGAGAAGCGCCCATTTCGCGCACCCAGAAAGGCCTCGCATACGAGGCGATGATGAACAAGGTCCGCGACCAGCTCGCGGGCATGACCGAGGACAGCAAGAAGATCCTCAAGGCGAAGAACCTCGACTTCATCCGCGGCCTCGGCTGCGAGGTGCATGGCGAGGCGTACCGCCGCGAGCTCATCGTGCGCTCGGTGAACCCCGTCAGCGTGCACGTCGACACTCTGCTCGCAGAGATGTCGGTGCAGTACGCCAATGACGAGTACATCGGCGAGCGGCTGATGCCGGCCGTGCCGGTGTCGAAGCGGTCGGACTACTACGCGATCTATCCGAAGCGTGAACGCCTCGCGTTCCCGGATGACGAGATCGGATCGCGCAGTGTGCCGAACGAAGTCGACGCGAGCCGCACGACCGACAACTACTCGGTCAAGGATTACGGCTACCTGAACTTCCTCGACCTCGAGACGATCCAGAACCAGGACGCGCCTTTCGATGAAATGGTCGACCTGGTCGAGGCCATCAACGAGGGCATCGCGTTCCGGCGCGAGAAGCGCATCCTCGCGATCGTCGCTGCCTCGGGCAGCTACGGCAGCAACACGACCACCGCGTCGACCAACTGGAGCGACTCGACCGGCGGCACCATCATCGCGGACATCACCGCGGCGAAGGATGCGCTGTGGGTCGGGCAGACGCCGACCCGCAAGGTGGCGTTCTGCTCGCTCGGCGTGTGGAACAGCGGCATCATCAACAACGCGGCGCTGGCCGAGCGCATGAAGTACGTGCAGACCGGCCTCATCACGCCGCAGATGGTCGCGGGGTGGTTCGGTCTCGACGAGCTGCTCGTCACCCGCGCACGCGAGGATACGGCCAACGACGGTCAGACGGCGACATACGCTCGCATGGTCACCGGCGACGTGTTCGGCATCCTCTCGGTCGCGGTGCGTCCGAGCCGCCGGTCGCTCCACTTCGGAACGACCTTCCGCAGCAACGGCGACCCGCTGACCACGCAGTGGGCGGACCCGAAGACCGGCAAGCGCGGCGGAATCTACGCCAAGGTCGCGGTCTCCGAGGACCACAAGATCGTGGCGGCAGACGCCGGCTTCCTGATCACCAGCATCACCACCTGATCGGCCTAGCGGCCTGATCGGGCAGGGGCCGCTGCCGCACGGATGATCCCGCGAGGGATTCCCGTCGCACGGCAGCGGCCCCGCACGTGCCTACCTCAACCGAGTACCCACAACCCCGACCCGAGGCAAGCGGAGCACCATGGCGAAGAATCGTAACCGTCGCTCACCAGCGCCTGCCACGCCCCCGCAGGCGCAGCCAGCGCCCACCACCTCGCCCGAATCGGCGCCGCCCGCTGGCGCCACCACGGAGCCCGAGGCGGCCGAGTTCGAGCTCGACCAGGCAGAGGCCGTCACCGAGCCCGCGCCGCCGCCAAACCCCGAGCCCGAGGACCCCGAGCCCGGCGCGCCCGAGCCCGTGGTCACGCACATCCACTTCCACACGACCGTGCCCAGCACACCGGCCCAGGCCGACGAGCTCGTGCGCGCGATCGATGCCGGCGAGGCCGGCCTGCTCGAGCCCGCCCTGACGCCGCCGAACCGGAACGTGTCGACGACCGCGCTCGGCACCTACCTCTGGGGCGGCATGCCCTACTTCGCTGGCGACGTCGTGGTCATGCCGCGCGCCGAGGCCGAGCGCCGCGCCGCACGCGGCCAGCTCAAGATCGACGACTGAACCCATGGCGCACAAGCTCGCCATTGAACTGCTCGAGCTCGACGAGCGCGCCGCCGACGGGGAAGGCGACGCCGTCGAGATCGAGACCGACACGGTCCGGCACGCGGTCGACCTGCACCTGACCGTCACCGAGGTGGAGGGCGAGCCGCTCGAGGTCTACATCGAGACGTCGCCGGACGGCACGAACGGATGGCGCCGCATCGGAACCTTCCCGCCCGTCTCCGCCGCGGCCAAGCTCCGCGGCTCGTTCGACGGCTGCGACGCGTACGTGCGCGCAGGCTGGGTCGTGACCGATGACTGCACGTTCTCGGTCGCAGGCTTCGCGCACACCCTCTTCGCCGAGCGCGATGACCTCGACGACGCGCTGCCCGACGACGTCCTCGAGCAGGCCAAGGAGGGCGTCATCGTCCGCGGCCTCATCAAGGCCAGCAGCCACGTCGCGCACCGCGTCGGCGGCGCGCACCCGCTGCCGCTCACCGAGTGGTCGCCTGCGATGACCGAGGCCACCGCGTGTTTCGCCGCGGCGTACGTCCTCAAGAAGCACGTGCTGCAGGGCGGCGGCGTCGAGGTGTCGGTCTCCGATGCTCGAGCCGAGGCGCTCGCGTGGCTGAAGGAACTGCAGACCGGAGCGGTCAAGCAGTCCGACACAGCGCCGGCGCAGGAGCTCGGCGCGCGCGTGGTCAGCGGCAACCCCGACGAGCCCGACGAGTTCCGCGGCCGGATGTCGGACGACTGGGCCGACTTCGGGTGAGCCATGGACGTCAGCTACATCAGGAACATCCGGCACGCGATCCGTGACGTCCTCGAGGGCAAGCTCGGATCGCCGCGCGCGCTGCCGGGCGTGTTCGGATACGTGCCCGGTCTCGCGACCGTGGCGCCGCACAAGCAGCAGACCTACGCGAAGAACTGCGAAGCGCGGCACTGGTTCGACGTTCGCTTCGGCCGCATGTACACGCACAGCTCGTCGCCGGTCAGCAACATGGCTTCGACCGAGCACCGCGTCCTGCCGGTCACGATCGAGTTCCTCACGCACAAGCGCAGCACGCTCGCCGACTTCGCGCACGCCGAGGCCATGGACTACGTGTCCTCCGATGGCGTCGCCGTCGAGTACTTGCTCAAGTGGCCTGGGCAGATCGGCACGACGCTCGAGGGCGAGTCGACCATCGCGGCGAGCGGTCTGCTGCTCGGCCCTGATCCGGACGCCGGCGCGAGCGTGCCCGTGCAGACCGAGCCCATCGAGGACCGCGAGGCGAACCTCGTTCGCTGGTCGGTGATCGGCTCCGCGATTCTCGAAGTTCCGCAGGCCGCGCCCGAGTAGCAGCGCGCGCCAATCCACACGGCCACGGCAGGCCACTTCGCCCCCGCTGGCTGACGAGTCCCCGTCGGCTTCGCGGGGCGTTCCGCGTTTTCAAAACCCATCCGAGCAGGTGAGCGATGACGATTCAGGCACAGCAGCCCCGCCGACTCCGCCTCTACGAGGAGCCGAACGGTTCATTCGGCACCGACCACAGCGGCACGCTGGGCGACTTCCTCGAGTGCCCGTTCATCACCGGCTCGATGAAGTACGAGTTGCACGAGGACCTGGTCGACCCCGGCCACGCGCTGCAGCACATCGACGACGCGAACGTCGGCGAGTTCGCGCCCCCGATGGCGACCGCCAGCTGGGACATGAACCTCGAGACCATCCTCGCGCGCGCCGGCAATGACACCGCCGCGGCGCAGGGCGCGCTCGGTCGCATCCTCAAGGTGATCATGGGCGGCGAGCAGCTCGGCACCGGCCAGACCATCACCGGCGGCAGCGCGGTCGCGCCCACTGTCGACGCGTCCACCGGCATCCGGCGCGGCGGCGCGCTGGCGTTCACGACGGGCTCGGGCGGCCGGCTCGAGGCGCGGCAGGTCGACGACATCGTCGCGCTCGCGGTCCACCTCAAGCACTCGCTCAGCGGCGTGCCCGCCGGCGTCGCGTACGCGGCGGCGAACTACTTCTGGCACGGCACGAGCGGCGACCAGACCACGTCCATGCAGGCCATCATCGAAGGCCTCGCGACGCACGAGCGTTACGGCCTGTTCGGCGGCATGCCGACGCAGCTGTCGTTCGCGCCCATGGGACCGCGCGGCATCGCGCGCATCAGCACCGCGTGGGACTTCGCCAACTGGGAAAAGGCAGACGGCTCCGCGATGGCGGCCGACCTGAACTCGGGCGTGCTCACGCGCGCCACGTACACAAACAACACCGCGAAGATCATCCGCGACAGCGAGTTCCGGAAGCAGACGAACGGCACGACCACGATCGGCGCGATCGTCAAGTGCAGCGAGGTCCGCTTCGAACCTGGCTTCGCGATGGTCAAGCACGAGGGCCCGGACGGCGTCAACACGTTCTACCAGTGGCTGCGTGTGCCCGCGGAGTCGTTCGTCGAGTTCGACATCGCCGACGAGGACCACACGTGGATGGACCACAAGGATGCGCGCGACGCGCTCGGGTGCTGGTTCCAGATCGGCAGCGCTCCCACCGCGAACGGCGGCGGCGGCATCCTTCTGAGCTGGCCCACGCTGCAGGTCTGGGACGTCAAGCCGCGCGACAACGCGATCACCGGTCTGACCGTGCGCTGCAAGCTGCGCTGCGACGACGACTCGGACTCGGCGGACGTGGTCGGCACCGTGCCCGACTACAACCAGGCGATCAGCAGGTTCGCGATCGCGCTGTTCTGAGGTGCGGCCATGCCTGAGCAGGGCGAGTTCAGGTCGCTGACCTACCAGCGCAAGCGCATCGCGCAGCGGATCAAGAACCTGCAGAACCCGCAGCCGCTCATGGCGCACATCGCCAAGCAGATCGAGGCGATGTCTCGGCGGGCGATCGATGTGAGCCGCTCGCCGGCGGGGCAGCAATTTGCTGCCGTGCAGCCGCGCAGGTCGGGCAACACGGGGCCGCCGCTGTTCGACACCGGCGAGAGCTACGGTCTGATCCGCTGCTTCGCATCGACGCGCAACGGCCTCGTGCTGATGGCGCCGCGCAAGCTCCGCTACCACATGAAGGCCGGGCCGCATCGCCCAAAGCGAAACGCGTTCCCGTTCGAGATCGGTGCAGACGGTAAGCCGCACCCGATCCCCAAGCTGGACAAGATGATCCGCGCAGCAGCGCGCGCGCACTTCATTGACCTGAAGGCGGAGCGCGACCTGCCGATCGCGGCCGAGTGAAGGAGACCTGCAATGCAACCGGAAGCGTTCCAAGTGGTCGAGCACCGCGACCCCGCGATCGATCGCGAGGCCATGGGTGCCGACTTCGAAAAGTACAAGACCTCGCGCGACTTCAAGCTGCTGAAGTTCATCCCCGGCCTGCAGCCGATGGTGTTCACGCTGAAGGAGATTTCACAGGGGCTCATGTTCCGGTTCGTCATGAAGGACGTGACCGGCGACGACGAGCCTGGGCCCGAGCACTGGAGCCGCGCGTTTGCGTGCGCGGTGCAGTCGGTCGCGAACATTCGTCAAGCGGGCGGGATGTCTCTACCAGACGAGAACGACCTCGCTCGCTACGACAACGGCATCCTCAAGGATGAGGCGCTCGATCGTTTCGAGTTCAACACGATCTGCGAGATCGGAGTGATCGCGCTGACGCGGTCGCGTTTAGCCCTCACGACCGACGTGCGCTATCCGCTGCCGCGTTCGTGTCAAGAACTCTGAACACGCGGAACGCCCCGCAGTGCGGGATCGAACCTGAGCTCGCAACCGACGCGCAGCGCAACAGCCTGATCGGGCACCCGGTCATGGCGCGACAAGACCTGCCCGCCGACCGCCAGATGCGCCGCATGCTGCGGCGGTCCTACGGCTGCAACTGCAGCGGCGACGCTGACCTGGTCGTTCGTGAATGCCGCGAGCAGGCGGACGCCGCGCTCGAGGTGATCGAGGACTGGACCGGCATCGACTGCCGCGGCTGCCCGTGGATGTCGCTGCGCGACACGTTCGTCGAGCGCGTGTTCGACGCCTGGCAGATGTTCGACAAGGGGCAGCTCGACATCTATCGGCCGGACATCAGTCACCGCGAGATGCAGGGCGTGCTGTTCCTGCAGACGATGATCATGCGCATCGACGCGCACAAGGTCGCGCTCGAGCGAGCGAATAAGCAGTCGCAGCAGGGGTGAGCCGTGGCAGACGAAACAGTTCAATACCGGTTGGAGGTAACCGGGGCCGATGCTGTCGCGCGCGCGTACGCATCGATCGACAAGGAGATCGCGAAGAACACCCTGTCGCAGGACAAGTTCGACAAGATCTTCGCGTCGAGCACGAAGCGCCACATCGACCTGATCAACAAGGACGCCATCAATGCGCTGGTGAAACAGCGCCTCGGCATCGAGGGCGTTAGCAAGAGCACGACAAGCCTCCGCGCCAACATCGACCAGCTCGCCCGCGCGACAGAAAGCCAGGCGGCGCAGACGCGGCAGTTCGCGCAAGGCATGGGTCGACTGGCCCCGTCCTTCGCTGCGTTCGGCAATCAGATCAGGGTCATCGCCCCGGACCTCGCGCAGTACACGGGCGCGCTCGGTCGTACCGGCGGCGCGATCGCTGGCATCACGAGCGTGATCAGCGGCGGCGCTGGCATCGTAGCCGGCGGCGCGATCGCGGTGCTCGGCGTGTTCGCTACCGCAATGGAGGACGCGCGCGTCCGGTCCGAGGAGTTGGCGAAGGCGGAGCGCGACCGCGCGAAGGCTCATCAGGACGCCAGCAACGCGGTGCTCGAATCGAACAAGGCGCTGTTCGTCCAGGTCCGCACGTCGGCCAACATTCAAAAGGACCTCGACGCGAGCGCAGCGCGCCTCTCCGAGATCGGCAAGCGCAAGGAGTTCGGTGCGGTCAAAGGCCTCGGAGTGGAGATCGGCGCGGGGGAACTCCACACCGGCAACATGAACGAGCTCGCCAAGGAGCAGCAGACCAGGGCCGGGCTTTTCGAGGAGCTCGAGGCCGCCAAGGAGCGCGAGAAGAACGATAAGAACAAGAAGAAAAACAATCCCGGCGCGCGTGCACACGAGACGTTCGAGCAGCGTCACCAGCGCAACCTCGACAACGTCCAAGCGGGAATGGAAGCGAGCCAGCGCCGCGACAGCGAGCTCGCCGGGTTCCAAGCTCAGCTGAACGCAGGCCCGTCTGCGGAGACCGTTGCGGCGCGCGAGAAGGAGAAGGCCGACAAGGCGGTCATCCGGTCGCGGCTCGACGCGCACATGCAAGCGCTCGAGCTCGACAAAAAGGAACGCGAGACAGCGGTCGAGAACTACAAGCACCAGGCCGACGAGTACGAGAAGATCGACGAGTCGACGACCCGGCGCTGGGACGACATGCGCAAGGCCGGCGTCAGCGTGTTCGAGACGTTCGGCGCGGCCGGCCTGAAGTCACTGCAGGCGCTTGCCAAGGGGCAAAAGGTCTCGGGCAAGGCCGTCATCGGCGCCATCGGCGATCAGCTGTTCGCGGAGGGCACGATGTACCTCCTCAAGGGAATCGCGGAGACCATCTCGCTGAACCCGCAGGGCCCGGCACACATGGCCATCGGCGGAGTGATGGTCGCGACCGGCCTGGGCATGGGCGCAGTCGGTTCGGGCGGCGGCGCGGGTGCGGGCGCTGCGCGCGGTCGAGGCGCCACGCCGATCGCGCCATCGCGTGACTCGGGCAGCGACTTCACGAGGCCGCGCAACGTCGGCAGCGAGAGGCACTACCACTTCCACAGCACAGTGCCGAGCACGACCGAGCAGTCGCGCGAGCTCATGCGGACGATCGAGCGCGGCGAGCGCGACGGTGTTTACCCGCGCCTTCAGCGAGCCTGATCATGTCGGCCTGTTACCACCAGATCCACGACGTCGCAGACTCGGCGCACAACCTGGGGAGCTTCATCCTCAGCGACGGCACGCACTCGAACATCGAGATCGAGCTGAGCTCGCTGCTCGCGTTCGACCATGACGACGTCGCGTCGTCGCTGCTCATGCATCACGAGCTGCAGACTTTCTCGATCCAGCTGCAGGACGGATCGGACACCGACACGCTCCGCAAGCTCGGGCGTGCATCGGTCGGCGCGATCCTGACCGCGCTGATTCAGGCCGAGGCCGCCGACAACAGCTGGACCGACCCGAGTTCGATCGCGGTCGCGTTCGACAACGACACCGGCCTCTACGTCGTCGGCTACCTGCCAGGCACGGGCGTCGACATCGGCCTGGTGTTCACGACCGACAACGGTGCGCGGTACCTCGGCTGGGAATCGCTGTTCCCGCTCGCGTCGGTCTCGGGCGAGATCTCATACACCGCGCCGTACCACCCGTGGTTCATCGTCAAGCCGACGCTGCCCGCGGTCAGCAACCCGAGCGCAGATCGCGAGTCGGGACCGGTCGGCAGCTACGGCATCGGCGACGACGGCATCAGCGGCGGCGGGCTCGCGCGGCCGGGCGCGCCGGTCGAGCGCGACTACACGCAGCAGTGGGAACCGATCGCAAAGGTCGAACCTCTGAGCGCGGTGCAGGCGCACCCGTACACGCACCGTCAGTTGCAGCGCGACGCGCGGCAGGGCTTGCCCTACGTGGTCAGCGATGGCGGGTTCGGGAATCCCTACGCGGAGATCTTCACGCTGCGACCCGAGGGCACGGCCTGGGCGCCGGAGCGTTCGAGCTTCAACGTGAACTCGCGCTGGAACATCAACTATCCGAGCTACGTGCGCGGCGCGCTGGTGCCCGACGACGTCTAGTCACACTCGGCGCGCCATGCCTGATAGCCGCTGACCCACGGCCCGCACACGCAGCCGTCGACCGCGCCACGCGTGCAGGCGCACGTGCACTGCCACTGCTCGGTGCCGTCGCTCGGAAAGAACTCGAGCCGAGACTGCGTCGAGACCGACCTGTCCGGTAGCCAGTTGAATGAGTCCGAGCAGTAGGCCAGGTCGGCGAACATCTCGGGCGGCGCGTCCTCGTCGGTGCGCTCGCACTCGCAGTCGCAGCTCCATGCGTCTGGCCCGTCCTGAGAATCGATCGCGCCCTGGCCGGCCGCTGCCGGCCCCGCGTCATCGCCGGCGCGCGTTCCGCTGCCGCCGCTTGAGCACGCGACCGCGAGCAGCGCGGACGCCAGAACCATCCACATCGAGAGCGATGCCATCCCCAGAGAATACGGCCTCTCATGAGCATCGCCAAAGTCACCGAGCAAGGGTTCGGAACTCTTAGGTTTCGGCTGGTCATCGAGGGCTGCCCCTACCAGTTCGTAAGCCACCCGTCGGTGCCTGACCCGAGCGACCTCGACGGCCGCACGCTGCTGCCCGGCCTGCAGCTCGACGGCCTCGTGCTCAGCGACCACGTGATCATGCGCGACGCGCGGGTCGACGCGCGCGGCATCACGTTCCGCATCTCCCCGCCGTTCGAGCACACCTCCGAGGACTCGCTCGACCCGCTGCTCGAAACGTTCTCGCTCATCCCCGAGGAGATCGGCGAAGTCATCGTCGACATGGAGTCCGAGTCGACCGAGCTCGAGCTCGACGGCGGCGGCGCGATCGACGTCGGGACGATCCTCCACATCGGCACCGAGGCCGTCCGCGTCACCGCCTGGGACGACATCGGCACGATCGAGCGGCACATCTGGGACACGCAGCCGCAAAAGCACAACATCACGCACGTCGACCGCACACGCGCGGTGCGCGTCTACGATCACCCGTCGACGCTCGAGAACCGGCGCGCGTACCTGTACTGGTATGGGCACGAGGACACCGGAGACGGCGAGCAGATCTGGGTCGGCCAGGTGGCGCGGCCGCCGAAGCTCGACACGCGCGATGGCGTTAGCTGGCTCGTCGAGACGCATCCGGTCACGCAACCTCTGCGGCAGTCGCTCGCCGGCGGCATTCAGGAGTCGTCGATCATCGGCATCTATCACCACGCGCTGTGCGCGGTGCACTTCAAGTTCCGCTACAACGATCAGACCTTCGGCCCGTTCTATTACTCCAACTTCGACATCGACGAGGTCACGCTCCTCGCGAACCTGAACACGTTCATCGCAGACGAGCTCGCCGCCGCCACAGTCATCGAGCCGCTCCTCGCCGAGATCGATCACATCACGCTGGTGCCGGACGACAACGGCCTTTACCTCGAGCTGTTCGCTAACAACCCGCTCGAGCCGTTCTTCACGATCGAGTTCGGCTCGCCGCTGCTCGGGTACGCGGTCGACGTCGCAGGCAGAGGTGACTGGCTGGACGTCAGCTCCGGCAACGCACGGCCAGGCTCGCTCAGCGAGGGACTGACGTCGGGCACGTGGACGCTCCCCCTCGGCCCCACTGCCAGCGATGACCAGTGGCAGCACGGCGGGCCGGCCTACGCGCTCGGAGACGCGGCGGCCGGGATCAACCTCGGCGTGATGACCGACAACATCCGCGGCATCTCCTGCGTGAACCCGGACCCGCAGGCGATCATCGACTGGCCGCCGTGGCGCGTGTGGATGGACCAGTCGCTAGAGGGCGCGCGCGCGGTCCGCATCTCCAACTTTCAGTTCCGCTGGGGCCTCAGCCTGGCCGCCAGCTTCTTCGTTACGCTCGTCGACCAGGAGGTCGTCGACGGCACCACGTACGACTTTATCGAGCTCGCCCCGGATGACTTGGTTTTTCAGGGACTGCTGTCGAGCGACCCCGCACCCGAGCTTCTGATCCAACGCTCGTACGGCGAGGGCACGGTCGCCGACCTGGTGCAGGAGATCAAGAACGAGAGCGTGAACGCCAACGACGGCGACACGCCTTGGATCACAGACGCCGAGCTGTCCGATTGGGAGATCGGCGGAGCGGTTCAAGAGCTCGCGTTTCGTCGCTACATTTTCACGCGGGAGAAAGCCGTCGAGGACGTCCTGCGCGAGGAGCTCAAGTTCTCCGCGCACATGATGCGCATCGAGAGCGACGGCCGGATCGGGATCATCCCGCTGCCGCTGCCGACCGAGGCGACGGTCGTGCTGTCGACGCACGAGATCGACACGACGTCGATCACGACGCCGCGCTCGCAGATGCTGCCGCGCTTCGAGCCGCAGCGCGATGGCGTGCTGACAACAGTCACGATCCAGCACCGGTACGACCCGGTCGAAGACGAGTGGAGCGACGAGCCCGAGACCTTCCAAGACGCTGACGTCATCGCGACCCACAAGGGGCGCGGTCAGTCGCAGATGGAGATCAAGCCGTTCAGCCGGCCGGCCTCGCACGCATGGAACCCGCCGGGCAAAGGCGTCAACACCACCGAGGACATCGCGCGCAGGTACCTCGCCCTCCTCGGCCGCGACTACGTGGTCATCACAGTCCGCGTGACACTCGAGCACTTCGCGGTGCTCTGCGGCGACGTCGTCAAGCTCACGCACTCGCTCATCCCCGGAGGCGACGGTACCCGCGGCATCGTGTCGCGCGCATGCATCTGCGTTGGCCGCACGTGGGAACTCGACCCCTCGGCGCCCGGCGACGTCGGGCCCGGCACGCTCGAGCTCTGGTCTCCAGCCACGCCGATCGCTGGCTACGCCGCGAGCGGGAGCGTCACTGACCAGACCGACCTGGGCGGCGACGAGTGGCAGCTCGAGTTCGACACGGCCGATGCGCTGAACATCCTGCTCAGCGGGAACCTCGACGGACAGGTGCTCGACCACTTCGAGGTCGGCGACTTCATCCGGCTCGTGGATCGGGACGACGCGACGTCGCCCGAGGTCACGGGCGTGATCACTGCCCTCGACGCAGAGGCCGGCACGGCGACAGTGCAGCTCGATGACACGTGGACGCCGGCGGCGGCGACGTTCATGGAGTTCCAGGCGGACGCCGGATCGACGGGGACGACCGCGCAGCGCCGGTACGCGTACGTGGCTAACGGTGACGGCAACATACCGGGCGGGCGCGGACGGCGGTTCTCATGAGCGGTCAAAGCAGCTACCTCGGTCACTATGAGCGCTTTGCAGATGACAGCTTCGCCGATGATCAGCCGGTCAGCGCGGGGCGCGCGTTCCTGCTCAAGAACAACGTTCAGCACCTACTCGACCAAGCCCCGCAGCACCGGCTCAATCTGTTCTGCGCTGCGAACGGCGTCGGCTCGACGCGCATCCGGCTTGCGACCGACGAGTTCATCGTAGGCGCGCGCTCGTTCCCGTTCTTCCACACGTGGTACTCGCCGAGCGAGCCGACCGGCCTCGACGTCAAGCTCGTGCTCGGGTTCACCGGTCTCGTGACCGGCACCGCGCGCTTGCGCATCATGCCGGACAACTTCCGCGGCTTTCCCTACGCGACATCGATCGGCCGCAGCAGCGCGCCGACGCTGCTCGATCAGGTCGAAACGCTAACCGCCACGAGTAACTGGATCTACGACACCGAGGGCGACCCGCTGATCTTCGACGCGGCGCAAGCGCGCGCGGTCTCTGAAGCGCTGTACGCGTTCAACAGCGCGCAGGTCGAGGGCTCGAAGCGGCCGACCTGTTACGTCTATCAGATGCGCGTCGAGGTCACGGTCGACGTCGAGTCGGTCGATCCGGCGCAAGAGGCCGCGATCCTGCAGCTCTACGTGCGCGAGTTCAGGTGAGCGATGGGACTCGTCAAGCTCTACCCGCCGCGGCTCTCGACCGTGGAGGTCAGCGGCAATCTGATCCGCAACGCCGCGCCCATCATGGGCGGCGACGACTGGTCGCCATGGGGCGCGGCCTGCAACTGGATGAACGCGCGCGGCGCTACGCTGGTCAGCGCGCCCGGTGCTGCCGACGAGGAGATCAACGTCGAGGACGGCGCGCTCTATCGCTACTGGATCTGGCCGCACGCGCTCAACATCACGCGGGTCTGGCACTTCGGGCTGGCATGTCCCGACGACGTCGCCGAGACGATAACCGGCACGGTCACGCTCGAGGACGCGACCACAGCGGAATGGCGGATCCCGGCGGGCACTCGTGCCGATCAGGAGGTTCGATTCAAGATCTTCCAGACGATCGACCCACCGAGCGGCGCGGACCAACAGGCATTCATCTGGTACCAGCGCACCGACCTCGGCGCGGACACGAACCCGTATGTCACGTCGCACCGTTGCGAGGAGTTGCCGCGCACGTTTCACGAGGAGTTGCTCGACGAGCAGACCTGCCTGCCGCAGCGGCTCATCTATCAGTCCGATAGCCCGCTCGATCAGATCAAGAGCGCGCACGCGGTCGGGCTTCACATGGAGATCGCGAAGGAGCTCTGCCGGCGCGCGCACCTGCTGACGTTCTTCTATCCGCCCGGCATCGAGTTCGACCTCGGCACGTTCGCGGCGTTCCTGCCGACGTCCATCGGCGACGTTCCGATCCAGCCGCGGCACCTGCATAACGGCGAGACCACGCGCTCAGTGCCGTGGGTCATCTACGCGGGCGCGACGGGCGGGGATGGCGAAGTCCGGCTCACCGCAGCGAGCGGCGACACCGACACGATCACTGTCGACGAGGGCGCGGCCGGCTGGTACGGCGGCACGATCGAGCTCAACACGGAAGACCCCTCCACGCTCGACAGCGACGGCGGTCTGCGCGGCGGCGTGCGCGACACGATCGTCTGCGAGGCGCGGGTCACGACCGCGACCACGCTCAACATGTACGGCCTGAACATCGGCGGCGACGAGCCCTGATAGACCGTCCCGTTTTGCATCCAGCTCGCCGGTACCCCGCGCGTCCGCGGTTCTCGTGCGCCCCAGAGACTTCCGACTGACGACCGCGAGCCACGGGACCACAGCGCGCGGCCAGGCAGAAGCACCGAGACGATAGCCCGCGAGCGACGTCGCAGCAATCCATCCACCGAGGTTCCATGCTCCACCGCACCACACTCGCGGCGCTGTCGGCGCTCGCCCTGTCGCTCGTCGCATGCGCGCCGCTCACTGCCGCGCGCCCCGATCACAAGCGCTTCGGGACCTTCACCGACAAGAACGCGCGCAACGCTGCGATCACGTTCTCGAGTGATTCCGACAGCGGCAACCTCACGCCATGGCAGTCGCCGCGGCGCATCTACGACGCGAGCTATTGGGTCGACGGGGAGAGCAACAGCGACAACGCGAGCAGCGCGCTCGACGCCGGCTGCGGCCACGTCGTCTGGTTCAAGATCGAACTGACGAACACGAGCACGCCGGTCGGCTCGTTCGCGATCCAAGTATCGGACGACGGCACCAACGACTGGACGAGCCTGTATCTCGACGCGAACCGGGTCTATGGCTCGAACTTCACGAACGCGGGCGCGTACCCCGGAGGCTTCACGATCGGCGTGAGCGACATCGGGAACGTCGTGATCTACGTCGGGGTAGAGAACCCCGGCGGTTACCTGCGCATCTACTACGACCGCGCGAGCGGCGGCGCTGCAAACACTGTCGACGCAACCAGCTTCTATCGCTGCGGCTGATCCGCGATCGCATCCAGCACAAGGAATCCCATCCATGAAGAACCTGCGAATGCTCGCGGGCGCGCTCGCGCTCGCTCTGATGATTGGCTGTGCGACGGGCCAGAGCGCCGTGGAGCCGGAGGGGCAGCGTTACGGCGCGCTGCCATCGCGCACGCTCGACTCTGACCTCTCGAGCTTGGAAGACGCGACAAGCACGCTCGTCGCTGACAACGGTTTCCGGCTGCTCTGCTTCGAGTTCGTGATCCTCTCGACCGGCGACCCGGTTGGAAACCTCGAGGTCGAGGCGTCGATCGACGGAACGAACTTCTTCGACGTGTTCCTCGACGCGAACAAGGTCTATGGAAACGGCAGCTTCGCGGGCGGGACGACGGTTGCAATCAACGATCCCGCGGCCACGCTCGCGGTCGGCGTCTGCCTCGAGAACCCGTTCCCATACACGCGCCTCTTCTACGACCGCACGAGCGGCGGCGCAGCTGCAGCGATCGACATCTATACGCACTGGCTGACCAAGTAAGGCGGGCTCCACAATGCTGACCAGATTCAACATGCGCCGGCTCGGCGTAGCGGTGACGCTCGCGCTTTTGTCCGTGCTCTACAGCGGGACCGCGCTCGCACAGGCGACGAACGTCGCGAGCACGTGCGGGTCGACGCCTAATCCGGCATTCGCGAACGCTGGAACCGATGACGCTGTCACGCTGCCCACCTGCCATCAGCTCGAGGGGGTATGCCTTGGAGGTCCCGGGCTGGTCTGCGCGTGGGTCGACGTGACCTTCGAGCCTGCCGGAACGGTGGTATTCGAGGACTCGTCCGCACCGATCACCGAAGTCTGCTTTGGAGCGGTCGACACGTACACACTACAGCTCTGCGCCTACAGCGACGGCAATCTTGACTGCGACGAGGTCGACATCGCAGCCGGCAACGGCAACACGGCACCGGCCACGAACGCCGGCATCAATCAGCAGGTAACGCAGCCAGACGACGATGCCGTCCTCGACTGCGACTGCAACGACGCGACGACGGCAGAGGCTAGCTGCGATTATGCGTGGGAGCAGATCGGCGGACCCGCAACCGCGACGCTTACGCCGGAAGACGACGATCAGACCGTTGCGAGCAACCTGACCGAGACAGGCGTTTACACGTTCCTGTGCACCGCTACCGACGACGACGGCGATCCGCTGAGCGTCGCCGACTCGCTCACGGTCACGGTTCTGGAAGCTGGCGGCAACGAAGCGCCCGAGACTGACGCGGGCGTCGATCAGACGATCACCGACCCGGAAAGCACGACCACGCTCGCGTGCACCTGCAACGACGATGTAACAGCCGAGGGCGCTTGCGAGTACCTGTGGGAGTTCGTGAGCGGCCCCGAGACGCCGTCGATCACGAGCTCGACCGCAGCAAGTACCGGCATCACCGGGTTGACCGACCTCGGCGCGTATGTGTTTCGCTGCACCGCTACCGATGACGGCGATCCCGGCGACGGGTTGAGCGCCTCGGACCTGATTACGGTCACAGTCAACAGTTCGGACGGCTGGACCGAGATCGCGCCGAGCCCGGACTCGCGGCTCATCTACGTCGCTGACGACGGCAACGATTCGAACGACGGTCTTACTACGGCAACCCCGAAGCTGACGGTCGCTGCCGGTATCGCGTTGCTGCGCACCGGATTCCCGGATCACTTGTACTTCAAGCGCGGCGACACGTGGACCGATCAGGGCTTCGGACGCTGGGTCAAGTCTGGCCGCAGCGCATCCGAGCCGATGGTGATCTCGAACTACGGCACGGGCGCACGACCTCAGTTCAAGCTGTCTGGACAGCTGACGCGCACCGATGGCGGCGGAAGCTCGCCCACGCACATGGACTATGTGCATTTCATCGGGCTGGACGCCTACTACTACAAGCGCGACCCGGATAACGCCGGCTTCGACGCTGGCCACGTCAACACGTCTGTCGACGGCATCAAGTGGGTACGCGGCACGCGCGGGCTCTTGATCGAAGATTGCAAGTTCTCGTTTTACGAGACCGCGCTCGCGTTCCAGAACAGCGACGGGTACGGCCTCGACAACATCCGGATTCGTCGAAACCAGTTCTTCGATCAGTACGGCACGACGACGCACTCGCAGGGCATGTACATGAGCGAGACAGCTTCGCTCTTGGTCGAGGAGAACATCTTCGACCACAACGGCTGGCATGAAGACATCGCCGGAGCCGAGCGCACGATCTTCAATCACAGCATGTACATCCAGTACGCCTCGGCTGGCGTCATCGTGCGCAACAACCTGACCATGCGCGCGAGCTCGCACGGCTTGCAGCTGCGGCCTGGCGGTGAAGCAACGGGAAACTTCAGCTGGCGCAACGCGATCGGCATTCTCTGCGCCGGCTACCTGACCAGCACGTTCATCTGCTCGGACAACGTCGTGCTCGAGGGCGACGACATCGCGCCATCGCAGCTCAAGGGCTACGGCTTCTGGGTCGAGGTCGCGACGAGCGGCACCTTTGAAAACAACATCATCGCGCACGAGGTCAGCAACCGGGCGAATCCGGTCGCGATCAACAATCAGAGCGCGCTGGTTCTCGACCTCAACGAGAACGTCATCTATGACTGGGGCAGCCAATCGGAGCCCAATCCCGGATACGGCGACCCGGAGCGCTCGGTCCGCACGTACAACGCGAGTTTGGGCGGCGCTGGTACAGATGCTGCGTTCATCGCGGCCGTGCGCGCGCAGAACAAAGCCGCGTGGGACCCGAACTACATGGCGCAGGCGATCAACGCCTATATCCAGGAAGGCTTCGCGACCTCGAGCGTCAACGCGGGTTCCGACAGCCTGGCGCCGCGCGAGGACGTTGCCTATACGCTCAACGCGTCGTGTGCAGGTACGGAAGAGACGTGCCAGTGGACAGAGCTGTCCGGAACTAACTGCACCTTCGAGGACGGCCCCGGGGCTCTCGGCGAGGGCGAATGCGAGTGCGATGCGACCAGCTGCGACATTGACGTGACGTGCGACGCGGCCGTGTCCGAAACACTCGTGCTCACGTGCGAGGGCGAAGAGGATCAGGTCGTGCTCGGCTTCGCGAACGATGCGCCCACGGTCGACATCGGCACCCTGCCCGCAACCGCGGACGTGGATACGGCGTTCTCGTTCACGAACGCTCTCATCAGCGACCCGGACAGCACGCCTTCGTGCACGCTTGCGGAAGTCGACGGCGGCGACCCTGACGGTATCTGTACGATCAGCAGCGGCGGTACGTGCACCTCAACCGCGACATGCCGCGCGCTCACGAGCACGTGCGACACGGGCGGCGTGAGCATGACTCACGAGCTCGAGTGCGACACCATCGAAGACACGCACATCGTCGCGATCAACCCGGGCGTATCGGTCAGCGCCGGCTCGGACAGCTCGGTGCCGATCGAAGATGTCGCGTACACGCTCTCTGCCAGTTGCAGCGGAACCGGCCTCACGTGCCAGTGGACAGAGAGCTCGGGAACAAACTGCACGTTTGAGGATCTCGGCGCCGAGTACGATGCTGGTGAGTGCGAATGCGACGCGACCAGCTGCGACCTCGATGTGACTTGTGACGCGGCGCAGTCGGAAACGCTCGTGCTTACGTGTGACGGCGTTGCCGACAGCGTCGCGCACGACTTCACCAACAACGCGCCGACCGTGGTCGCTGGCGTCGCGCCTGACGCTACCGTGGACGTCGCGTTTCAGCTGACAACTACGATCACCGACGTCGACTCCACGCCATCGTGCGTGCTGAGCGAGGCGGATGGGGACGGCACGTGCACGTTTGAATCGGCTGGCGTGTGCACGTCGACCGCGAGCTGCAACGGGCTCGACATCACCTGCGACACGGCCGAAGTCACCATGACGATTGTGGTCACGTGCGACACGATCGTTGACACGGTCGACGTCGTGATCGATCCCGACACGACCGAGCCGGACGACATCTGGGGCGCGGCTGGCGTCGCGTGGTACCGCGGCGACGACAAGACGGGCGACCCCGTGAGCAGCTGGAACGACAAGATCGGAGCGCTCGATCTCGTGCAGGCGACGGGCTCGCTGCAGCCGCCGGTCTTGGCTGCGGCTGTCGGCGGGCGCGACTGCCTCGACTTCCAGAACGCCGATTACATGGCGCTCACGACCGGCTGGAATGCGCTTACGACCAGCAACGCGGCGGTGATCTTCGCGCTCGTGCAAACGGACGGCGGCGGCGCGACAGACGTCGTTCTGGAGATCACCGACACCAGCGGCAGCAGCGGGATCCTTACCCGCTTGCGGAAGCTGAGCACCGATCTGTTCGAGAATCGGTGGAACTTCACGCCCGCGGTCTTCCCCTCGGCGACGACTGACATCGCAGACGACGCATGGGCGCTCGTGGTCGCGTGGGTCCGCGATGACGCGACCAACTCGGGGCGCATTACCGTAAATGGCCAGTGGGAAGCGTCTACCAACACGGCCGGCACGATCGTGTTCAATGCGAACGCTGACCGCATGTACGTCGGCGCGAGCTCGAGCATCGGCTCGCAGTGGGATGGACCGATCTGCGAGATCTTTATCGCGAACGTTGACGTTGACGTGGGCGACGAGGACCCGTTGATTACGGACACCGTCGCTTACTTCGAAGCATATTACGGCGAGGACTTCACGCTCCCATGAGGAACCACATGCGAACCATCATCGCTCAATCACTGCTCGCGGTCGTGCTCACGCTCGGCCCTGCGTGCGCTGGCGCGCTGCCGATCATCGCGACGATCACGTCCATCGCCGCAGAAGCGGTGACGTGGGTCGACGTGATCTCCGACTTCGTGAGCCGCTCGCCGATCGACGAGGCTACGCGCGCGAAGATCGACCAGGCCGTGCACCGCGCTCGGCTCGCTGCGATCACGCTGCAGCGCGCTGGCCGCGGTGCTGACGAACTCAGTCGCGAGCAGCTCGAGGCCGCGTTCGCCAGCTTCCGCGAGGCATACGAGGCCCTGCTCGCGGTGACCGAGCCGTTCGGCGTGCGCGAGGCGCTGCCGGCCGGCGCGTTCGGCGTCGACATCGATGGTCGGCTGCAGGTGCCCGCGGCCGAAACGTTCGGGCTTCCGCGATGACCACGCCGGCGGCAAGCCGCGGCCTCGGGTACCGGCCCGACCCGATCGACGCACGCGATCAGCTGTTCGGCGCGCGCAAGGCGGGGACGGCGCGCGTGGTCGAGGTCAGGTTCGACGATCACGTCCACGGCATCCGCGACCAGCGCAACACCAACAGCTGCGTCGGTCACTCGGGCCGCGGCGCGGTCGAGCTCCGGCGCGCGCTCGACGGGCACCCGCACCGCGCGCTGTCGGCGCTCGGGTTGTACTGGCCAGCGCGCGCGGTCAACGGCTACCAGAACGAGGACGGCGGCGCCTTCATCCGGTCGGCCATGCGTGTCGCGCACCGGCTCGGTCTGCCGAGCGAGGCCGCATGGCCGTTCGACCCGTTCAGGGTGAACGAGCGCCCCAGCATCGGCGCCGAGGTCGACGGCCTCGTGCGCGCCGATGGCGTCTACGAGCGCATACCGGGGACGGGCATCGCTCGAGCCGAGGCCGCGCTCGACGCGCTGCAAGCGCGCTGCCCGGTGGTGTTCGGCACGCTGATCACGGCCGCCCTGGCCTACCACACTGGCGCCGAGACCCTGCCTGCGCCGGGCACGAACGATGAGATCCTGGGCGGGCACGCCATGTACCTCGCGGGCTTCGACCGCGGCGGCGAGCGCGTCCGGGTCGTGAACAGCTATGGCCGTTCATGGGGTGACCTGGGCATGGCGTGGCTGGCCGCGGAATGGCTCGCCGCTGACGGTACGGCTGACGTGTGGGCGCTTCGCCCGAGCCAGGCGGTGATCCATGCGTAACCTCCTCGCGGCCGTCCTGATGGCGCTGGCGGCCTGCCATCCCCAGCCCGTTCCGCCAGAGCCCGCGCCCGGCCCCGTGCCGGTGGCTGGGGCGCCCTGTGAGCGCGCGTGCGCGCGCCTGCGGCTGATGGGATGCCCTGGGTCGGGCGCCAACTGTGGGGCCGCGTGCGAGCGGTATGAGGCCGAGGCCGAGCTCGTGCCTGCCCTGTCCTGGCAGCCGGAGTGCATCGCCGGCGCGCCGACCTGCGACGCGGCCGACCGCTGCAGGAGCGGCCAGTGATCGCGGTCGCGCTGCTCGGGTTCCTGCTCTGGCTGCTGCTCGGGTGGATCTACGAGCGGCGCGGCTGGGCATGACCGCGTTCATGTGGGGTCTCGCGATCGGCGCGGCGGTCGGGTTCTTCGTCGGCGCGACGGTTTGCCAAATCTGGCCGAGGTGAGTCGCCATGGTGTTTGAAGCACGCATCCTCGACACCGACCCCACCTGGATGGTCGCAGCGCTCTGCGAGGTCGGCGTCAAGGAGCGGCGCGCCGAGGCCGACCACCCGCGGATCCTCGAGTACTGGACTGCGATCCCTGAAGGCCGCCGGCCGGACGACCTGCACGACGAGGTGCCCTGGTGCTCGGTGTTCGCGAACTGGTGCATGCGGCAGGGCGGGTTCCGCGGGACGCTGCGTGCGAACGCGCGATCGTGGATGAGCTGGGGCCATGCCCGCGAGGTGCCTGACCGCGGATGCGTCGCGGTGTTCCGGCGCGGCGATCCCGCCGGCGAGCTCGGCCACGTCGCGTTCTACCTGCGCGAGACCGACGCGCACATCTGGGTCCTCGGCGGCAACCAGCACAACGCCGTTTCGGTCTCCGCCTATCCGCGCACGCAGCTGCTCGGGTACCGCCTGCCGACAGTCGCCGACCGCATGACCGCTGCCGAGAGGCTGACGCCATGAACGAACCCACGAACCGCGAGCTCGGCGACATCTTGCAGCGCGTGCTGCAGCGCCAGAACGACATCTACGCGGAGGTCGGATCGCTGCGCGGAGAGTTCGCGACCGTGATGGCAGAGGTCGAGCGGCGCGAACCGGCGCCGCGCGACGCGGTGTGGATCGGCGCCGTGTCGATGTGCGTGGCGGCGGTTAGCTCGGTGCTGATCGCGGCCGCCGCGGTGTGGCTGGTCGCGACCACGTTCCCGGCCAGGGCAGCGCTCACGCCGGCGGCAGTCGCCCCGGCCTCCGCCTACCTGCAGCCGCAGCACGGGTCGCCATGAAGCCCACGCGCCCCAACAGCGGACCCCGGCTGCGCAAGGGAGGCGCACCCAGCGAGCAGCACCCGAAGGCGTTCGACGAGCGGCTCGAGGTGGTCGAGTTCCGCGCGGCGTGCGCGCTCCTGTGCTCGATCATCGCCGTCGGCGTGTGGGTCGTGCAGCTGCTCGTGATGATCGCGGACATGTGACATGGCCGAGCGCGATTCGTTCTTCAGCGTCCCGCCGCCACGCACGCTGATTGCGACGGGCATCGGCGCGGTGCTGCTCTCGGTGTGCAGCGCCATCGGCGGCGCGATGTACTCGAGCAGCACGAACTGGGTCGGCGGCATTGCGACGAACGCCGAACTCGATCAGGCGCTGTCGCCTGTCGCGACCGATGCGGCAGCGGCAAAGGCCGGAGTCGCGCGGATCGCGAAGCTCGTCGGCGAGCCGACCGAAGTCGAAGCGCGAGAGACGTTCGCGGAGCGCTTGCGATCGCACAGCACGGCTGACCTGGCGATCGAGCAGCGCGTCGGGCTGCAGGTGCGCGAGCGGCTCGGCTATCAGGTCAAGTCGCACTACGGCATGGACCCGAAGCGCGCGAAGTCCGCCGAGGAAAAGCGTCTCGCCGCGCTCGAGAAATACGAGGAGTTCGTCATGCGGTACGGGCCCGAGGGCGCGGCTGACAAGGTCTTGCAGCAGATGCGCATCCCGCGCTGAAGGAGAATCGCTATGCAGGTCATCACGTGGATCATCGACCACTGGCAGGAGATCACCGCGCACATCGTTGCGGTGCTGGCCGCCACGACCGCGCTCGTGGGCACGCTCGGCAAGCTGGCCGCATGGCTCGGCGGCTTGGCCAAGCTGACCGCGACCAAGGCGGACGACGAGGCGATCGGCGTCGTGCAGCGCTTCCTCGGCGTCGTCGCGCACACGCTCGACTTCGCGCACCGGTACGCGCCGATCGTGACCGTCAAGGGCAAGGCCGCGCAATCGGGGTTGAGCGTCGCACCGCCTCCGCCGAAGTCCTGACATGCCCGCGAAGATCAAACAGCAGCAGCGCGGGATGAAGGTCCGCCACCGCGTCTACCATCGATCGCGCTCGCTGCTGCAGCTGCTCGGCTCGGACCTGCTCTACCAGAACCAGGTCACGGCGCCGGGGGAGTTCACGACGGTAGTCGACGGCGCGATCACCGAGCTCGCAGACTGGACGGGGCAGGGCGCAGACCTGACGCCGAACGCGGGCAACGGCGGGGTCCTGTTCGCAGCGGACGGTGGGCCGAACGATCAGCCGTACGCCTACAGCAACGAGGAGACGCTCGACTTCCTCGAGGGCGAGATCGAGACGATCCCCGCCGCGTCCAGGGTCGAGTTCTATGTCGTGATGCGGCCCGGCGTCGGCGGCGTGCCGATCGAGATCAGCCATTCCGGCAACGTGTACCCGTTCGCGTGTTCGTGTGACGCGAACGTTTTCCTATACGCGCACCCGACCGCGGCAGCCCTTCAGGACCTGAACGTCGGCGCCGCTGGATCGTGGGCGCTCTACTCGGTCGGCTATCTCGCGTCCGGCTTGGTCGCGTGCATCAACGGTGTCGCCACGGATCCTAACTTCACCGGCAACGGAACGTGCCGCGGAAACAACCCGTGCACCTACTGGCTCGTAGCCGGCGGCGTGGACGCTGTCGCGTTCTCGTGCGCCGTGCTCGACCCGACCGATGCGAAGCGCGCGATCGTCGCCGCGTACGTCAATAACCTTTACGACCTCGGAGTCGATTTCTCATGAGCTGCAAACCTACCGAGCGGTTCCCGTGCAAGGTCTGGGGCGACACGAGCGAGCAGCTCGAGTACTCGGTCGACGACGAGGACGGCGACCCGATCGCGTTCGAGAGCGGCACGATCACGATCTACGACTCGCACAACTCGAAGCTGGTCGACGCCGAGGCGATGGACCTGGTCGAAGACGAGATCGCGGGAGACACGCTAGGCTGGACTCCAACATTCGCGTGGACGCAGCCGAGCAAGACCGCCACGTACTACGTGTGGATCGAAGCCGAGATCGCGGGCGCTCTGCCCGGCACCGGCACCGTGCGCCGCGGTCCGTTCCCGTGGCAGGTGCTGCCGTTCGGCACGGCTCCGTGAGCCATGCACACAAAGCCGAAGATTCACGAGCACCTGAGCGGCGCGCACATCCGCGAGCGCTTGCAGGGCGTACACGCATCGACGCCAGCGACCATCCTCGGCGACTTGCTGCACACGTGGCTCGTCGCCAAGACGGCGGATGATTTTACGTACGGCGCGGGCAACGCGATCGCGACGTGGAAGAACCGCGAGATCGGCGCGGGCGATCCCGCGCAGCCAACGGCGCTGCTGCGGCCCGCATACGATGCGGACGTGTTCAATGGTCAGCCTGGAGTCGTCGGCGATGGCACACAATGGATGGAGTGCGCGCTCGACACGCCGATTGCATCGGGCTCGCGGCCGTACATGTGGATCGTGTGCCGCTGGCACGGCGTGCCGAGCACCACGGCCGTTCGGCGCGCGTTCTCGATCAACGGCGACGACGCCAGCTTTTCCAGCTGCGTTTACACAACCCTCGCCGCCAACTTCGACATCCGCTCGTTTGGCATCAGCGATCATAGTGTCCCGGGATCTTCGGAGACGATCGAAACGATCCCGTTCGACACAGACCCGCACCTGTTCGAGTACGGGCTACTCGACACGATCACGGATAAGGCGGTCGTCGATGGAGTCGGATTCGACGGCGACCTGACCGGCACGCTTACCGACGATCTCGACGTCGCTTATGTGCTGCGCGCGCAGCTAGCCAGCGCCGTATTTGCGGACTGCAGCGTTGCCGAAGTCGTTGTCGCGTCATCGATCCCAACCGCCGCGCAGCTGACAGCCATGCGCAGCTACTTCACGGGCAGGCAGCTCGGTCTGACGATCGTGTGACCTCATGGGCCCTGCCGAGCTACGGCGCGCAGCGGCCGACGCGCTAATCGAGTCTGCACGCGTGGTCGCTGCACAACTCGGCGTACCGCTTGCCGACTTCCTCGGCTCGACAGCGTGCGCGCAGCTCAAGCACGAGGTCATGCTCGCGATCCGGCGCGCGCTCGATAGCTGGGAAGACGAGACGCCGACCATCAGCGCGTCCGCACAGCACGAGCTCGAGGCGTACCGCGCGGCCGAGCTGCTGCTGCACCCGAGCAGGCGACCGACGGCTCCGCCACCGCGCGGGCCTACCGGAACCGTGCCGAGTATGGTCCCGCCGCCGAGCGACCCACCGCCGCAGTGGCCGCCGAACAAGCGCAGGCGGTGATCAGCGGCTCGCGATGCGCCAAGGCGTCGGCGGGATCCACCACGCCGCGCTCTGGTCGATGCGGGCAGCGTTCCGCTCCTCGCACTCGAGCCAATGCCGGTGCAGCTCGTTCGCCTGGTCCATTGCGCGCTCGACCGTCCACGGGCCGCTATAACTCGGGCGGGCGTGCAGGCTGATCCAATGCGTCGCATCGCCAAGCGCGTACGACCCGACAGCGACCACCGCAAGCAGTAACCAGTTCCACCCCGACATACTCGGCCCCCTTCGCCCGCTGCCCTCACGGGGTGGCGGGCTTTTCGCTTTCCGTCGGCTTCAACCGTTCGAGCAGTCGCCGAGCGAACGCGTTCTCGCGAGCTCCCCCGGCGAAGTACGCGGCGCAGTGTGTAGCGACGAGTAGCGCGGCGGCTGCTGCAATGGTGATCCAGTCCATCCCCGCCACCCTACCGCCCTTCCTTCGCGCCGGCCGTGCGCTCGCGTGCGCGCCTTACACGCCTATCCTCATGATATGCCTGGACGACCGCCCCAAAGAAGAAGCCATACACGAAGAAGATGAAACACATCGCGATATCTTGCGCGTCCATCCCGCCAACCCTACCGCCCTTCCGCCGGGTCGTCACCGCGCCACATGAGCACGCACGCGAGCGCGAGCAGCACGAGCGGCCAGCCTACGTCACCGCGGGCGGCGCCCCAGAACGCGCAGACCGTGGGCGCGAGCCAGAGCGCGGTGTCGCGGGTCATGGTGAGCACGGCTCCCAGCCACGTTGACCAAGGTCTAGGCAGCGCGGCGGCTCATCGACGATCGGCACCTGCACCCACTCGCCGGGCGCGAGCTGCAGCGTGTACGCGCCGTCAATGCTCCACGGGTAGCCGTCGAGCGGAGGCGCGTCCTCGTCGGGAACGATCTGAGGCGTGACCACGACGTCGATGCTCCACGGGTAGCCGCTCGGGGCCATCCGCCACACATCCGAGCAGCTGCACACCTCTTCGCCGCGGGCGTCCACGACGGCGAGCACGCTGGAGTCCTCGCAGGGGAGGGCGCATTCGGCGAGCCGCTCTGCGCGCACCTCTTGCCACGCCCACCGCGGCGGGAGCGGTGGGTCGCCCTGGTACGTCGCGCACGCGCGGCGCTCTGGGCACTCTGGCGTGCTGGCGATCGTCCACCCCGCGAACACGAGCGTGCCCGCGAGCACGCTGATGATGGCGTCGGCGCGGGTCATGGGGTGCACCGCGTCTCAGCTTCGTGCGCGTCGGCGCACCTGGGGCGCCGGACCACCGGGCGCTTGTGTTTTGGGTTCACCCAGCACTCGCACTCCACGTTGTCGGTGAACGCGCCCCACAGCATCCAATCGCGCCCGAACTGCGCGCAGTGCGCCTCGCAGCGGTCGATCGTTTGGCCGAGCTCGCCGCCGTGGGCAGGGGCGCCGCACGCGGTCACGAGCGCGAACACGAGCAGGATGGTGGCGCGGGTCATGGGGTGGCCCTCCCGAGCGTGTCTTGGTACCGATCGTAAACCGCCATCCTGCACGCGTACCCACCGTCGTCGACGCGCTCAGTCCCGCATGGCGTGCTGATCACCGATCTGGTCCTCCCGCACGCATCCCAATCGCGCGCGCAGCTCCAGCCGAGCATGTCCGACCACTCAGCCTCGCACCAGTTGTAGCAGCTGCCGTCGATCCGCACGCCATCCGGGAACGCGCCAAGCCCGAAGCTGTAGCTGTAGACCATCTCGGAGCAGCGTTCCGTTTCCCGCACTACGCGCTGACGTGTCGGGCCATCGGCGTCGTCCCACCAGTGCGGGCGGGCTCGGTTGCGGTATGCGTCGCGCTCCGCTTCGGACATCGGCTCGCGGATCACCGGATAGCCCAGGTCTTCGATCGTGCCGCCATCGGAAAGAATGTTGTACGCGCGCAGCACGGCAGCGTTGTGTCGGTCGCGCTCGACGGCGGAGACCACAACGATCACCAAGCCCACGCACGCGAGCGCCGCTATCGGCAGCCACCACTGGTCGCGCGTCACTTGCAATCCTCCGACATCCCATCGGCAGACGCGCACCATCGCACGCCCCAACCGGCGCACTGGCACTGCTTCGCCTCGGCGTCCCATCGGCACGATCCGCCCTTGCCTTCGAACCTCGAGCAGCGCGGGGCTTCGGCATCGACGCGCGTTCCGTCTTCGGCGTATATGCCGTCATCGGTCTGCGGGAGCTCGATCCACAGCTCGGTACCGGCGTCGAAGGAGTTGTGGCGGTAGATGTTGTGCTGAAGCACCACGCCACGGGGCTCGTCGGGCGTGACGTCATCGGCGCAGTTGTAGCCTTTGACGCACGTATCCGTGAACGAGAACGCGACATCTTCCGCGTCCGATGTGAGATCGAACGTCACCACTTCGCCCGGCTCGTCATCGGCAGGGACCGTGATCGTCATGTCCGGGTCATCCGGCGGCGCGTTCCACCGAGCCTCCAGATGCTCGTCGCGCGGCTCGGCGGGCTGCTGCGGTTTCGGACTGCGGTCGAGAAACGGAACCCAGTCGCGCCACGCGTCGCAGTCCATCTCGACGCTCTCGCCGGCCCGTGCCTGCCGGCCCTTGTCGAGCCAACACGATGTCTCGCGCGTGAACATGAACGCGAGCGGCCACGCGACGAGCTGCACGGCGAGAGCGGCGAGCGTGATGCACTGCGGAAGATTGAGGCGCGGCACTAGCTGACCTCCGAGTCGGGTTTGACCAGCGCCAGCTTACGCGCCTTCGCCGGCTTGGATGCCACCGCCCCGCTGCCGTGCTCGCGAACCCACTCGTCGACGTCGTCCGCCATCGACGTGAGCAAGACGGCGTAGGCACGCGCGCGGGCAGGGGCCAGGTGAATGTATCGGTGCGATGTCTCTAGCTGGACCCTGGTGCCGTTGGGCGAGTCCGTGATGCAACCGATCGACACGGTGACAGCGTCGCCCTTCCAGCTCGACTCGTGAAACACGGGGCTGCGCTTGCGCCACCGCTGCGCGCCGATGGCGAACCCGGTGATGCCGGCGAGCAGCGCCGCGAGAAAGCATTCGAGAACGCTCATGCTCGTGGTCCCCTTCTATGCGCCAAGGCGCGCCGCGAGCAGCTCGAGCTCGCGCGCGACCTGGCTGATCAACTTCCCGATCCGGCTGAGCTGGCCGAGCGTGCGGCGCGCATCGAGCGGTGCGAGCGCCAGCCTGCGGATGTACTCGCTCACGCTCAGCCCTTCACGCGCAGCGAGCCGCTCGATCTCTGACCAGTCCTCGTCACTGACTCGTATGGAGCGCGGGCGCTGTGGTCCGGTCATCTCATCGCGTCCAGAACTACGACGGGCAAAGAGTCGCGCAGGTCACGGTCGACCTCCTCCCGGCAGCGTATGTACGATCGGCCGGCCGTTGTCAATACGGCCGGGTCAGGGCTCGAGCTCGACGTGCCAGTACAGCCACGAGCGCCACGACTCGTGCGGCTCGCGCAGCAGGTCCGCGCGCAGCGCCGCGATCGGAAGCGACTTCGGCCGCACGGGCACCGAGCGCAGGACCATCCCGGCCTCCGCCGGCGTGCGGTCGCGCTTGCGCTCGTTGCACGGGTAGCAGCTGGCGACGACGTTCTCGAACGTGGTCCGGCCGCCCTGCGACCGCGGCACCACGTGGTCGAAGTTGAGCTCCTGCATCCGCTTGCGCGCGCCGCAGTACTGACAGCGGAACCCGTCGCGAGTGAGCACGTTCACCCGCGAGAACTTGACCGCGCGCTTGCGCCCCACGTTCGACAGCAGCCGGACCACCGACGGCACGCGCACGATGTAGACGCTCGGGTCCGAGTCGTCGACGCCCAGCTCGAACCACGCGATCATCTGCTTGCTGACGTCCAGCGTCTTGGCGACGTCGCGCGACACCGCGCGCACGGCGTCGTCGTAGAGCTCGACGACCTCGGCGCGCCCCGCGCTCAGGAGCTGCGCCGCGCGCTGCCAGCGCACGACACGGTGCGGCGCATAGGCTGAGTCGAGCACGAGCGTTTGAGTTGCGGCGGTCATGGCGCGGTCTCTCCGAACAGGCTGCCTCGTGTCGGTGCTGCGCGAAGGAGTCGAACCTTCAACCTTCTGATCCTGAATCAGACGCCTCTGCCAATTGGGCCAGCGCAGCGCGGTGCTGACGGGGGGATTCGAACCCAACCATTCGCTCCGTTTTGAGCGGAGCAGCTTTGCCGATTAGCCTACGTCAGCTTGGTTGCGGCCCCAGGAGTCGCGCCTGGTTGGTTCGGGTTATGAGCCCAGACCGGCATCTCCGCCGCGCCGCGTCGAGAACATAGCAAGCACATCGGTGCGCGCCCAGGGGATCGAACCCTGCTGCTTCGGTTTGTAGGACCGACGCCGTCACCAGACGACAAGACGCGCGCGGTGCCGCCGGACGGACTCGAACCGTCGCGCGCTCGCGTATGAAACGAGCCCGTGCCCTGCACTCGGCGGCGTGGCGTCTCCGGCAGGATTCGAACCTGCGTTGCGCTTGCGCGCCCGCGTTCGTAGCGCGGTGCCCTTCCTCTGGACGACGGAGACATGGCGACCGCGGCTGGACTCGAACCAGCACCGACCAGCTTCGGAGACTGGCGCCCATCCTTCGGGCCTCGCGGTCTTGGCGCTCTCGGTCGGACTCGAACCGACACGCTCCGGGATAGAAGCCCGGCGCTCGTTCCTCTCGAGCTGCGAGAGCATGGAGGCGCGATCCGGAGTTGAACCGGACTCACGGCGTTTGCAGCGCCGCGCCTTCGCCGGAAGGATCGCGCCGGCGGTGCGAGCAGCGGGAATCGAACCCGCGTCTACTGGGTGGAAGCCAGTCGTCCTACCGTTGAACGATGCCCGCGTGCAGAGCCGACGACGCGAATCGAACGCGTTCCTCCCAGGTACAAGCTGGGCGCTCGACCATCGAGCCGCGTCGGCAGTAGAGCTCTCGCGCGGAATCGAACCGCGGTCTCGGTCGTACCAGGACCGAGCACTGCCACTGTGCTACGAGAGCGACGGAGCCGGCGGCGGGAGTCGAACCCGCTGTGTCCGCGTTACGAGTGCGGCGCCCGTCCTCACGAGCATCGCCGGCATGGTGGAAACGGCGGGAGTCGAACCCGCATTTCTGGTTTGCAAGACCAGCACACGCCCGTTGTGTTACGTCCCCATGGTGACGCTGATCGGAATCGAACCGATAGATCTCCTGCTCGTCGGGCAGGCGCTCAACCACTGAGCTGCAGCGTCGTAGACCGCGGCAGAATCGAACTGCCCCGCGCAGGGTATAAGCCTGCAGCTCTCACCACTGAGCTAGCGGTCCGCGGTGCGCGAGGAGAGAATCGAACTCTCGTCTCCGGCATATCAGGCCGGCGCCCTGACCATTGGACGACACGCGCGCAGCGCTCTCGGCGGGACTCGAACCCGCAGCCTCGCGTTTAGGAAACGCCTGCACGTCCAATCGTGCTGCGAGAGCTTGGGCTGACCGGCGGGAATCGAACCCAGCTCGCACCGCGTCCACAACGCGGCCGCCATCCATTGGCGTTCGATCAGCATGGTCGAGGTGGAGAGAATCGAACTCCCGAGCTCGCGTACCCAAAACGCGCGTCTTGCCACTAGACTACACCTCGGTCGGCGGAGAGCAGAGGAGTCGGACCTCAAGCCTTGCGGCTCCATCGGTTTAGCAAACCGCGGCGATCCCGGATCGCGTTGCTCTCCATCGGCGGAAGGCGGAGGAGTCGAACCCCTAACGCTTGCGCGCTCGCCGGTTTTCGAAACCGGTGCAGCACCGCTGCTGCTTCACCTTCCGTGGCGTCCCGTGCCGGAGTTGAACCGGCGTCGCGAAGTTGAGGGCCTCGCATCCTTGCCACCTAGACGAACGGGACATCGGCGCAGCCAACGAGGATCGAACTCGTCTCACTCGATCGACAATCGAGCCGCATCACCAGATGCGCATGGCTGCATGGTCCGGGCGGAAGGACTCGAACCTTCGCCGGCGGAGTCAGAGTCCGCCTGCCATCCTATGGACGCCCGAGTGAAACGTGGCTGCGGCGGATCGACTCGAACGATCTCGCGTGGCGTTCAAAGCGCCAGCGCCATCCCTGTGGTCGCCGCAATGCTGGTGCACCCGCTGGGAATCGAACCCAGCTCTGCCGCTTGAAGGGCGGCCGTCTTGAACCGCTGGACGACGGGTGCTCTGGTGCGCGCGGCGGGAATCGAACCCGCGAGATCCACGCTGGCAAGGTGGCGCCATACCACTAGGCGACGCGCGCGTGAGGGTAACGAAACTTGTGACGAGGATAAGAAAGCTTGTGCCGCCCCTTCGAATCGAACGAAGTCCTCCCGGGCTTCAACCGGGCGCGCTGACCACATACGCGAGAGCGGCGCAGGCCGTCGAGGAGTTGAACCTCGCCGCACGGCTTTGGAGACCGCAGCTGCGCCCGGCGCACGACCCATGGCCCCAAGGGAGGGACTCGAACCCCCGCACACCAAATTAACAGTTTGGCCGTCTGACCGTCGCGACGTGCCTTGGGATGGTGGGCGCACACGAACACGAGCAAGCCCGCGCCCGCATGCGCCCATAAACGAAACAGCCTATTCGGTTTTCACAGAGCGTCGGTGCTGCGCCTGGGAATCGAACCCAGCGGGTGCCCGAGTAAGAATCGGGTGGGTCACCATTGACCCGTGCGCAGCGCGTGCATGCGGTGGGAGCGGGCGGAATCGAACCGCCGGAGGTCCAGGTAAAAGCTGGGTGCTCTGCCATCGAGCGCCGCTCCCGTGCTTGGGATGCGGCTAACGTTTCTCCTCTCGCATTGGGTCCTCGGTGGAGCTGCAGGGAATCGAACCCCGTCTGCACAACGTGCGGCGCGTTTACAGCGCGCTCTCAGGCCATCTGAGCTCAGCTCCAGAAACGACTGAGGGCGCCGCCGGTTTTTCCGGGGCGCCCTCGTTTCGCGTGATCGCGATGCAACGAATGACGCCCCCTAGCCGGTACCCTCCTGGTGGCGGTTGGCTTTGGGGCACGTATCGACCGCCGACGCAGATGTGGCGGCGCGATACGAGCTAAACAGCCCGCTCGCTCGCCACATTGAAATCGGCAGTGCTCTGGTCACGATGGCTAGCACTATGAGGGCGGCGCGGATCGACGTCAAGTCGGCTGCCGCTGGTGCGCGCGCGCCTTCTCGATCGCTGCCCGGCTCACGCGCTCGTACAGCTCGAGGTCGGCCGCGCCGAGCTCGGTGACGCGCCGGCCCCACCAGCCCGGGAACTTCCGCAGCAGGCCGTCGTTGTAGCCCCGCCGCCAGATGACCGGCCACGCGTTCGGCACGACTCCGCGCACGCCGAGCTTGCGCGCGACGGCCGCCATGTCGCGCCAGCGCGCGGCGTCGAGCGAGCCCTCGGACAGGCTGCCGGTGATCCCGCAGAGGTAGCCGAGCGCGAGCAGCTCACTGCGCTCGGCATCGCAGAGCGCGCAGGTCGCGACCCCGATGCCGAAGGCGTCGTGACGTTCGCAGGAGAAGAATGCGGCGGTTCGGTTCATGTCTGTTTCCATGTTCTTATGACGCGCGGGCGTGCCTGTTTCTGACAGAGAATCAGCGGCCGATACGCAACTCGCGCAACCGTGCTTGCGCCAGAGCATCACCGCGACCAGCGCCGTCCACACGACTCCCCGGGCCACGGTCAGGAGACGCGCTCGCGCCCTGTAGGTGTCGGCTGTATCGCCCGAGGGGGCGGCGTACACCCTGCCGTTGATCCCGCGCGCGAGCTCGAACAGGACCACCGACATGATTCCCACGAATGCCCACGCCTCCATCATCGCGCCCGCTCGTGCTGCCGCGTGAAGTCGACAACGGCCGGCCCAGGCTCCGGCGCCTTCTCGAGTTGCTTCGCATCGGTCACGGGCGCGCCGCAGCGCCGGCAGGTGCTGTCCGCGGCCGAGTCGAGCGTGGCCGAGTAGTAGTGGATCAGCTCGTCGCCGTGCAGGCCGTGCGGAGCCGAGGCCGGGTCGTGCTGCCCGAGCAGACAGCGCGCGTTCCATGGCGCGTCGGCACTCCACCAGACGCCCAGCGATAGCGCGCCGATGATGATCGCCGCTCCTCCTCGGTACCCGACCCGATTCCGCGTTCCTTTGCTGCGCCCTTCGGTGATCACCATGTTCATGACGTTGTCCCTCTCTGCCCGCCGACGTGGCGGGGTAGCTGTTACTGCCGCCTGGCAGCGATGACCTGCTCGGCGAGCTCGACCACGCACGCGCGCACGTAGGCCGCGGTCCGGTACTCGCCGCCCATGGTCCGGCCGAACCTGGCCAGGGCCTCACGCAGGCGCGCTTGCATCGCTGGCTGGTAGTCGCACGCGTGCGCGCAGTCGAACCCGATCCACCACGCTCCGGCGAACCGGCGCGGGTCGGACATCATGCGCTGGTCCGCCGACGTCGGTCCGGTCCAGGTGATGCCGCCGTGGGCCTCCGCCTGGTCTGCGGCGAGGTCGGTGCCGTGCCATGGGTGGCCGGGCTCGGCGCCCGCGTAGCCGTTCCAGGCGCCGGAGAGCGGGCTTCGGAACATCAGGCACGGCACGCCCTGGTGGATGAACTCCACGCGGTCGGGTTCGTGCTGCCAGGGGCCTTCGCCCCAGCTCGTCTTATCGATGCCCTCGATGTGCGGCAGGACCGGCACGGGCAGGGCAGGCGGGCGCGCGAGGGACTTCCGATCGTTGTCATCCATCGGACTGCCTCACGGTCGCGAGCACACACTGCCCGATCCACTCGGCCAGCGTCGCAGCGTCCGCATCAGCGAGCGCCCGAGCACTGTCGGCGAGCTCGCGGTCGAGCATAACCTCGACGCGAACACGATCACCAGGCGGCCGCCCCCTCCCGCGGTCGCTGCTCCGCAGCGCAGAGCGCACGGCGCCGTCGCTGACCCGGAGCTTGACCGCGAGCTGCGCGGGGGTGAGCTTGGGCCAGCGACGGCGCGCTGCGCGGATGCGGTCGGCTTGGGAGGGCTTGCGGGCGCGGGCGCTGGGGGTCTGGCGCGTCACCACAGCGCCACCGCGATCAAGCCGACGTCGTCAGCGTCGAGCCTGAGCTTGCGGCGCGCGAGCGCCGTCTCGATCTCCGCAAGCTCGTCATCTCCCCAGCCGCAGCGCGAGCCGTCGTCCTCGTCGGTCGGTCGGTCGGCGTACTTGCTGAGGTACTCGCCGGCATCGGCTTGGCGGGCCCATTCGATCGCGTCGGTCAGCGTGGCGTTCTTGCGTAGGTCCATGCCCGTCTCCCACTCTCGCGCCCTATCGCGCCTGTCGCTGCCGGCTCTCACCCGACACCGAGCGGCGGCCGGCCCGTAGGCCGGCGGGGGCGTTATTTCAGTGCGGCGCGCTCTTCCTCGAGGTCGGGAAGGCGCACGCCGTCGACCAGATACAGGATGTAGAGTCGGTTCCCGAGGACGACGTATGCGTGCTCGCCGCAGACCTCGGCGATGGATTCGTTGGTCTTGATCAGCCCGAGGATGCGCTTGACCTCGCGGTCGCTCACATCTTCGTCGCGGACTTCGTAGCCGCGGTTCCTGCTGCCTTCGACGCGGTGAGCCGAGTTGTATCGGTGCTTGCCCGCGCATCCGCAGCAGCACTTGCCGTCCTTGCCGGAGTACACGCTGCGTACGACTTCGGTGGTCACTTCGGAAACGCTGTTCAGGGTTCTCATGGGGGGGGTCCTTTCGCTGGGTGCTACTCGTCCGCATCAAACCAAGCGCTCAACATGCGCAACTGTTCGGTCGCTCCCTATGACCCGGTTCCGTAACTTCACCGGATGCTATCCGCCCGTGTCGATCGCGACGCTGTCACCGTCGCTGTGGTTCCGGGCTTTGGCGACTGAGCGCTTGGTTTGATGCGGCCGTCTCGCTCTCCCTGCCGGCGCGTTTCCATCGCGTCGACAATGGACACGTTGCTCGAACCACCCCGGACGAGTCAACCGATTATCGACCTATTTCGAACGGGGCCCGGTCGATTCCAGAAAAGCTAGTGGTTCCGCTGGGCTGTATTGCAGGTACTTCTCCGCCCGGCCCATGCAGCGCACGAGCTCGGCGCCGCAGCTCTGGCAGTTGGCGACGTACATCGGCCGGCCGTCGCCGAGGTAGTCCTCGAGGCGCCGCGCGCGGACCGCGCCCGTGGTGCTCGTCGGCGCGCCGCAGCTCCGGCACTGGTGTTCGGTCGCGGCGGTCATGGCTTCAACCCGAACCCCTTGCGTACTGCGTTCACGATGACCTGCTCGACCGTGTGCCCGGTCGTGCGAGCGTTGGCCTGCACGCGCTCGTCGACCTCGAGCGGCAGCCGGATGGACCGGCGCACGGTGGGCAGCCGTGGCCGGCCGAGCTTCGGGTTGCGCTTCAGAGCGGCGTGCACGTTCTGGCGTGGCACGTCGAGCTTCGCGGAGATCTCCGGCGGCGTGAGCCCCTTCGCGGAGAGCTCGCGCGCGCGCTGCGCGTCTGGCTTTCGTGGTCGTCCCATCACTCGTCGTCCGGTCTGTCGAGCCCCAGGCTGCGAACCTCATCCCACGGTTTCGTAGGCTCGGCCTCGCGAGCACGCGCGTCGGCAGCGTCGATCACTTCCTCGAGTTCTTCGAGCGCCTGCGCGTGGAAGTCCGACCACTCGTCGGGCAGCTCGCGCAGCCCGCCGACGCGCGCGGCCTCGGCCTCGGCGGTGCCGAGCCACTCGTCGAGCCCTTCACCGACCAGCTCGAACTCCGCGACCACCTGCTCAGCCGAGCGCCGGTCGCCGAGCACCGCGTTCCAGTAGCCTTCGTAACTCCACGCGCTCGGCGTGGTAGTCTCATCGCTGGACATGAGGAACCTTCCTTCCCGTGTTCGTGGGCGGGGCCGCGCAAACGGCCCCGCCCGATTGCTTTCTACCACAGCTCAGTCGAAGGCCACGCACTCCCCGCGCATGTCGTTGTCGCGCTTGAGGCACACGCAGCCCCTGCCGCACATGCGCGAGTTGTAGCAGTCCCCCGTGAAGCAGTAGGCGCAGCGCGCCTTCGTGGGCCGCGCGAGCTCGCTGCCGGCCGAGAGGCCGAGGCCGAGGGTCAGGATTACGATCAGGCGTTTCATTGCTGGTCTCCTTCATGGTTTCGATTGCCGGCCGATAGCCGCGATCTTGAATGCGACCTCCGCCATGCGGCGCACCGACATGGTGAGGTAGTTGGCCTTGTTCTTTTCGCTGAGCGCGTCGTAGACCTGCACGATCGCGCTCGCGCTGAAGCGGTCGACCATCACGCCGTCGATGCGCGCCGCGCCGTGCTCGAGGACCCAGCGCAGCCGGTCGATCTTCGGCGTCGACCGCGGGAGCTTCGGCATGTGCCGGATGGCGTCGGCCAGGTCGTCGCGATGCACTTTGTCTTCGTCGTGTCGCATCATGCACCTCGCCCCTTGAGCCGGCCGACGACCTCGCTGCGCTTGGCGTGCAGCTCCCGCAGCTCGTCGGTGACGCAGTCAAGCTCGTCGTCGATGGCAACCTTCTCGGCCTCGAGACCAGCCTTCTGCTGCGCCTTCGCTTCGATCTCGGCTTCGATGGGAGCGAGCAGGTCACGCCCCATCTGCAGCCACTCGTCTACGTCGGCCAGGATCCTCTTGAGCTTGAGCTCGGCGGGCTGCTGCGCCGGCGGTGGCGGCACGGCCTTCAGCGTTGGCTGCTGCGCAGGAGGTGGCGGCTGCACCACCGGCGGCGGCAGCGCCTCCGACGCGGGCCCGTAGCCGCGCTTGTACGTGAGCGGGCGCAGGTCGGCGTACCTGACCTTGCGTTCTTCCTCGGCCCCGTCGAGAAACCGAATCTGCGCCGCCGCGCGCAGCTTCTCGATCAGCTTGGCCTTGCGCTTACGCGACGTCGTCCCGAACGGAACGGTCACCTCGACCTCGTCAACTCCCTCGAACCTCTGGTGTGCGTGCGTAGCCATTGAAACCCTCCTCATCCGAACACGAGCTCTCCGAACACCGCGAGCTGCACCAGCACGTCGCCGGTCGTCGCGTCCTGCGTGCACTCGCCGAGCAGGTCCCCGAAGTGACGCGGGTGTTTCTCGGCCATGATCTTCAGACCGGCGGCGATGGTCTCGCGGTTGAGCGGCTTGACCTCCATGTCCTCGCCGCTGCCCTCGGTCACCGCGAGCTGCACGCTGCCGCCCTCCTTCAGCGCGATCTCGTGCACGTACTCGTACTGCACGAACGCCGTGTAGCGCGCGACCCGCGCCCAGTAGGTGATGCCGCCCTCGAACGCAGAGCAGAGCGCGTCGTCGATGTCCTGATCCGGAACTTCGATCTCGATCTTCATCGTCTCCTCCATCTCGATTTTCATCGTCTCCTCCGTCGGTTCAGTAGTCGCCGCCGCTCTCCGCGCGCCGCGTCATGCGGTCCTCGCGCTCGTAGCGGGCGCAGTTGTCCAGGTACTCGACAGCGGCGCGCTGCTCGTCCGAGAGGCGCGACTCGTCGATCTCGAGCACCTTGCCTGCGCCGTCGCAGGCTTCGCACTGCTCGTCGTAGCGGCCGGCGAGGTACTCCTCCTGCCACTCGGGATCCTCGTCGGCCCACTCGCTCGAGGTGAACGCGCCGAGCCGGCGCGAGTGCTTGCCGTCGCCGCCGCAGTGAGAGCAGATCTCCCAGGTCGCGGGCAGGCGCGTCTCGTGCTCGAGGCCGTCGTCGTCTTCCCAGATCACCGTCTTCGTCGTCATGATTCCCTCTTCGCGTTGTGCGAGCGCTTTCCGCACACGATCAGCCTGTCGGTGATGCGGAAGGGCCCGCGCCCCTGCTTGCGCAGGAGAGCCTCGGCGCGGTCCGCGTGATCGACGGTCTTGCATCGGAGCGCGATGCCGCCTCCGCGCACGTCGACCTTGCCGGCGTTGGTGATGCGGGCAAGCTCGCCCAGCTCTGCGGTGTTGAGCGTCGTGGTCTCCATGCTCATGCTCCAACCGTGAAGGGGCCGCGCGGGCCGATGGCGACCGCGCCGGGGTAGTATCGCGTGAGCAGCGCCCAGAGCGCGCGGCGCTCGCGCGCCGGAATCTCGTTCGCCTTCGCGTCGCCATCCCAGCGGCGGCCAGGGATCGCGCGCCAGGTCGGCGTGGCTTCCTCGAGATAGCGCGCGTGCACCCGCAGGCGGTCCCCGTCTTCCTCGATGCGCACGTCGACCGCGTTCTTCTCGATGCGCGCGGCGAGCTTCTCGAACCCGAGCTCGCGCAGGCGCGCGCATGCGGTGGCGACTTCGATGCCGCGCTGCTTGAGCGCGACCATGAACACCAGCTGGTTGGCTTCCTCGCGCGCGCCCTCCGCGCACTCCATGTTGAAGCCGAGCTTGCGCCGGCACTCGGGGCCGATGCCCAGCTCGACGCTCTTGGCGTCCAGGAGCGGGCGGCCGCATGCAGCGCAGTGGCTCGCCAGCATCTCGGTCGCGGGTGCGTCTTCGTAGCTCATGACACCCTCGAGGCGCGCATCTGCGCGAGCAGCTCGACCATCGCGCGCGCCTCGTCGGCGTTCACCGCGAGCTTCATCCGGTAGACATCCCCGAAGGCGTGCGTAACTTCGGCGCCCATCGTGCTCCAGGTCTCGGCGCCGAGCGCTGCGTTCAGCTCGCCCGAGAGCGCCTTCGTGATCTCGGCTTGGCCGGCGGCGGCGATGCGTCGCGCGGTGCTCGCCTTCGCGTCGTTGACGCGCTCCATCATGCGCTCGGCGGTCTTCGCGACATCGAAGCCAGCCTTGGGCTCGGGGAAGGTCGTTCCCTTGCCGTAGCCGATGCTCATCGTCATGCGGCCGTTGTATCGGGTCACCCCGATCCCGCAGTCGCCGCGCGACTGAAGGCGGATGGCCATCCATACGTGCTCGCCGTCGACCTTGGAGATGGTCTCGAAGCTCTGGACGGTCTCGAAGCTCAGCAGCCTGCCCGTGCCCGTCTCGACCTCGTGGCCATCGGCCCGGAGCTTCGCGATCAGCGCGGAGCAGAGGTCCTTGGCGCGCGCGGTGGCTTCCGTGATGACCTTCGCGTTCTGCTCGGCGGCGGCGCGGTTCATGACACCCCCGCCATCGCGCGACCGAAGGCCTTGATGGCCTTGGCCTGCTTCATCTCCGCCCAGCGCGCCATCATCTTGAGGCAGCGCGTGCACTCGACCTTGCTCGCGTCATCCGTGCTGTGCGTGCCGCGGCGATTGCCGCATGCGGGCCGGCCGCCCATCCTGCTCAAGCTGTAGTGCAATCGGTACATTCGCCATCTCCCTGCCGCGCGTTCCATCGCGTCGACAATGAGAACGCTATCGTCCTCGCGCGGGTCGAGTCAACGGATTCGCGAAAGACAAAGCGATGACGCGGATACTCGCGAAACCACTAGGTTTGCCGTCGATCCCGCGCGGATTCCCGCGGAAAACCGCAGGGCGTCCCGGTCCTGCAGGTCCGGGAACTTGAGCCCCGACGCGCGCGCGGTGCATCTAGGCAGCGCGCGTCGGGTCGAGTCGTCCGCTAGCGACGCAGCGCGCGCGCGCGGATGTGCGCGAAGGTCTCGGTGCGGATGAACGCGCCATCGCTCCACACGGGTTGCAGCTCCGATGCTGCCTCCTGCTCGGGCGTCGCTTGGTTCACGAGCTTCATGCCGTGCTCGTCGCGCAGCACTGCGAGCCGACCTTTGGCAGAGTTCTTCGTGCCGTCGTCGGTCTTCGGCGCCTTGAATATGTCGACGCCCTTGCCATCGATCTGCGCCCATGTGCTCTTGAGCGCGAACCCGAACGTGTCGCGCGTCACGTACTGATAGGTGTAGCTGCCGACGCCGAACACCATGTTCGCGCTCGCGAAGCCCTTCGCCGCGAGCCTGTCCGTGATCTCACGCGCGCGGTCGTAGTTGATGGAGTCGCCGTAGATGCAGCCGACGTGCGCGTCGAGCAGCCGGTGACCGGTGCTCGTGGTCGTTCCGCCGAACAGGTTCCACAGCAACTCGATCACTCCGAGGCGCGCGGGTGAGCCTGCCGCCGCGCTCGGGTCGCCGCACACGATGTCGGCCGGGTCGCCGCTGTCGGGACGGATCACGAGCTTGCCCGCGCGCGCCATGATGCGCTCGCGCAGCAGCGGCAGGACGTTCACGAGCACGTGCCACAGGTCCCAGGTATCCGAGACCACCGACACGATGCCGGACGGGTAGAGCTCGAGCAGCCGCTCGAAGGTCTGCAGCTCACCCTCCTCGCCGCCGGCGCACATGACCGAGTGCTCCGTCGCTGCGACCGAACCGCCGAGCATGTAGTCGGCCGGCAGCGGGCCATAGTAGTTCTCGATCAGGTCGAGCGCGGGCATGGTGTCGGTGCCGGTGAACGCCAGCAGGTGACCGGCTCCGCTCAGCGCCGCGGCGTCGGGACCGACCATCCCGCGGAAGCTGAAGTCGTGGCCCTGCCACGGAACGAACTCCGCCGGGCTGCCGGTCGCGAGCGCCGCCAGGTCGAGGCGCGCGCGCATGCGGAGCGCTTGCGTTGCCGATGTGCACGGGTGCCAGAGCACGCTCGACATCAGGGTCTCGAGGTAGTTGACGACCCATGCGAAGTCGTCGTGCGTGTTCTCGATCGTGAGCATCGGCACCCGCAGCGGGACGTGCGTGCCTTCGGGCACGGCGCAGATCCTCACGGGCAGGTGGCCGAGCTCGTGCAGCGCAGCGACGTGTGCCGCGCCGATCTCGTTCGGTCCGAGGTAGCCGCTGACGCGGCGCGCGTACTTGGCGGCTGCGATGTCGCGGTCGCCCGCGAAGAACTCGCCGAACGTGTCCATGAGGTAGCGGCGCGCGAAGTACTGCAGACCGAACAGCACGACGGCGTCGACGCCTTCGATGCGCGAGCTCCGTGGTGTCCAGTTGCTGTAGACGCGCGTCGTCCCGCGCGGGTATTGCCGCCGGTGGTCCAGCTTGTAGCCGTCGATCAGTGTCATCGGATTCATGGTCAAGCTCCTTCTCTCAGTTGCGTTTGGCAGATCGGCAGAACGGTCACGCCCGGTCGGTCCGCGATGATCGAGTCCGTGCAGTAGATGTGGCCGAAGCTCGTGAGCAGCTTCTCGGTGCCCGCGCTGAACAGCCCGTGCGTCACGTAAAGGTCGAGCTCAAGCGCGTTCGGCAGGACTTCGCGCAGCCCGAGGAACGTCCCGCCGCCGTCGCAGATGTCGTCGACCACGAGCGCGCGCGACACGCCGGCCGGGATCGGCTCGCAGCCGAAGCCCGAGATCTTCCCGGTGCCGACCTCGCGCGTCTTCCACGCACGCAGCAGGCGGACGCCGAGCATGCGGGCGACCGCGCCCGCGCGCTTCTCTGCGCCGCCGTCCGGGGCGATCACTGCCTGATAGGTGGGCAGGTCGCGGTGCGTCTCGAGGATGTCAGCGGGGCTCATGACGACGCAGCGCTCGATCAGCGCCGGGGCGACGTCCGAGTGCGGGTCGAGCACGTGCACGAAGTCGAACTGCCGATCGTTGATGGCCTGGGCGACCGAGCGCAGCGTGAACAGCCGATCGCCGGTCAGCGTCAAGCGGTCCTGCCGAGCGCCGGGGACGAACGGGAGCAGCAGCGTGTGCCTGTGGCCGTGGCGGTGGCGCAGCGCGTCGATCCAGAACAGCGCAGCGAAGAACGTGTCGAGGCTCCGTGGCCGGAGCAGCACGGCGAAGATGGCGCTCTCGTCGGCGCCGTGCGCCACGCGCGGTGCGCCGTCTGGGTAGTGCTGGACCTGCAGCGCGTGCACTTCGCCGCCGGCGGTGAACTCAATCTCGCTCATGGCTGATGTTCCTTTCCGATCGCTCGGGCCTGACGTCAGTGACCGAGCGCGCTTCCATCTGCGCGGCCATCCACTCTACGTCGACGTGCGGACCGAACACGGGCTGTCCGCGATAGCGGAACGCTTCTCTGCACTCGTGCTCCTCGGCAGCGAGGCAAGCTTTGAACGCGGTCGCCACGACTTCGCTCGTGCTCATGTGCGGCGAGAGCATCCACTTGCGACCGTGCTGCCGCATCGGCGCGCCGTTCACGATGCACGGAGATTCGAACTGCACCTGCAGATAGAAGCGCTCGCCGTCGAGGCGCAGCGCGATGTGCCAGTCGCGGTAATGAACGCGAGACAGGATCGCGGATAGACGCTGCTCGGTGTTCATGCGGTGCGGTCCTCGTTGCCCACGTAGTCGCGGAGACGATCGATGTAGGCTCTATCCTCGTCGACCCGTGACACCGCGACGCTGTTGCATCCGTGACAGAGCACGCCGCGTACACGCCCGGTGGCGTGACAGTGGTCGACTGCGCGTGCAGGTCGCTTGCGGCAGAGCCAGCACTGCCCTTCGAACTTCGCCATGAGCAACGTCGCCACTCGCGAAGGCGACGGTTCCGGCGCGGCCTGTTGTCACGACCGTAGTCGCGGGATGCCTGGTTCTGGCACGACCGACACTGAGAGTAGTACCGCCACCCGCAGGTCGGCTGCGAAGGATCGTTGTAGCGGTTGAACTCGGCGACCGCCTGCACGCGCTTGCACGCCGAGCACTTGCGGTGCTTGAGCTCTGAGTAATCAATCACCCTGCTCACGGCAAGGCTTCCCCTTTCTTGACCGGCCCCGTAGGCGCTCGCCACCTCGTGGCCGCTCCGTAGAAATCCGATCCCTTGCGCGGCCTGGTGTGCCCGGCGAGCCACTTGAAAAACCGACGCGCGCACGGTCCGCAGATCAGCGTGCGCGCCGAGTGCTGGTGCCCCGTCGCTGGATGGGCGACGCCGCCGCAGCTCGCGCAGCGCTGGTCGTTCACCACAGGTCCTCGCTGAACAGGTCGCGGTCGTTGTACTTGAGCTGCTCGATCTGCCCGACGCAGAGCGCGTGCACTGCGGCCGTCGCGCGGTCGAGGAACCGGCCGGCGTCGTCGACGAAGCCCTGCGTCCCGCGGTACAGCCGCCACTTCGTCGCGCCCGATGACAGCGTGATCAGTCCGCTCACGCGCAGCACGTCGGTGTGCCGGTTCGGTCGGGGCAGGGACAGGACCTCGCCGGTCTCGTCGTCCCGGATTGCGACGCCGACGATCATGCCGCCCTCGACCACGGCTCGAGCGGCGTCGAATAGGACAGCATCAGCGGGTGACAGGGGTCACCGTCAAAGGTCGTGCCAAGCGCGAGCAGCTCGACGCCGTGCCTCCGCGCGATCGAGCGGACCTCGGCCACACGCGCCGCCTTCTCGGGAACGCGGTGCGCACCCCACGCAACGACCACGGCCTGGCCTTGCGCGGCCGCGAGCTCGAACGCGCTCTCGAGCCATTGGCCGTTGGCGGGACCGGTGCGGTCGGGTCGCGCGATCAGCATGTGCCAGTCGGTCGAGCGCAGCGAGTACAGGTTCACGACCCGGATGCCGCCGAAGCCCCAGCGCTGCGCGAACCCGATGCACTTGCGGACGGTGTGGTCGTCCGTCGACGCCTGCGCCGTGCTCGGGTTGAGCATGACGAACGTCGCCGGCGGCTTGTTCGGGCTCCAGGTCCTCCACAGCAGGTAGCGGTGGAGCTTGCAGGCGCTGAGCTCCGCGCCAGCGCCGAGCAGCGGCTCTGTGTAGAGCAGCGCGCTCATGACATCGCGTTTCCAACGCTGCCATGGAGCAGCTGATAGACGCACGACCGCCTGCGTCCATCCGTCGACCCGAGCCACTGCTGAAGCAGGGCCGCATCATCGGTGCTCCCTAGTTCTTCCTCGCGGTCCTCACGCTCACGGGCGATTTCGTTGGCGTCCTCATCGTCGTCGCCGCCGCCCATCGAGCGCGCGAGGCGCTCCGCGATCCGCCAGCACTCAAACGCCTCATGCATCAGTATGCGGTGGATCCTCCCGCTCGCATCGAGCAGGGAGTACGCCCATTCTGCGTACGTGCGCTCGACGAGCTTGGCGAGCTTCGGGCTCTTGCTAAACGCGGCAAAGCCTAGCCGCGTCTCGAACTCGCGCAAAGTTGCTACTTCCGCTCCCGTCAACAGCGCGGCAGTCTCGATGGGCACGCCAGCGCACCAGCGGGCCGCTTCGGAAAACGACATCTCGCGTATCTGCAGATACTGCTCCCGGCGCACGTGCTTTTTGATCTCATCGTTCGTGACCGTCATGGCTTGGCCTCCGTCGGCTTGTCGAGCTCGGCGATCAGCGCGTCGGCGTACTCCACCGCCTCGCGCGCGGCGAGCGCGGGCGCGACGGGGCCGCGCGTCACGAGCGAGCCGAGCGCTGCGGTCGCGATCCGTTCTCGGCGCGCGCCCTTCGCATCGCACTCCTGGCAGATGAACAGCCCGTGCACGCACGACCTGTATTCGCACTCCGAGCAGCACATCCGCGCGTGCCGAGCGCAGAGCTTCAGCGCCTGCGTGGTCCCGGCCGTCGTCTCGGTGGGTTCGTCGCTCATGATGCGATTGCCTCCGGCCGCTCGACCTGCGCGCTCGAGACCGCTGCCGCCTGGTCTGGGCACACGCTGTTGCCGACCAGGCTGATCTGCTCGGTCTTGGTCAGGCGCCTGCCGTGCGGTCCTGTCGTGATGTCGTAGTGCTCGGGGAAGTTGTGCGCGGCGAACAGCTCGTGCGGCTGCAACATTCGCATTCCGATATCGACGACCTGGTACGGCTCGCCGTGGATCATCACGAGCCCGAACCGCGCCTTGCTCGTCAGCGTGTGCAGCGGCTCGAGCAACTGCTGCGCGGAGTGCCGGCCGCTTGCGCCGTAGTACTTGATCAGGAACGCGCGCACCTCCGCGATGTGCCCGCCGCCGCGGCCGCCGCCGCTGGTGATCGTGGGCACGGGCAGCTCGACGCTGGCCGAGTGCGACGTGCCGTAGTGCTTGACCAGGAACGCCGCGGTCAGCGCGTGATGGTCTCGAGCGGTCACGGTGCCGAGTGGGCGGCCGACCTCGTGCCCGACCACGCCGCCGTAATGCTTGGTCACGATGGGGCAGACGAGGTGCTTGTCGTTCGTGGCGCACACGGTCGCGAGCGGGAGCTGCAGCGGCTGCCCGCGGAACGTGCCCGCTCCGCAGCCCTCGCGCAGGCCTGCGCCGGTCCGGTACGAGTAGTGGCCATGGCGCACGACGTACGGGGTCACCAGCGAGAACTCGCCGCGCTTGGCGCCGGTGATCGTGCGCACGGGTTCGTCGATGGAGTGCACGCGGCTGTCGCCCTGGTGCGTGACCGGGACGATGAACGGTTTCGCGTCGGGCCCGATCACGTAGCGCTGCAGCCCCTTCGCGATCCGCACGAGCGTGGCCTCTTTGTACGGCCGCCGGCGGTCGAAGATGGAAGGGCAGGGCAGCGACCAGTCGATGATCTCCGAGGCCGTACGCCACGGCTCAGGCCGGCCAGCACCGTGCGATGGCTCGGGCCAGACGATCGGCTGCCCGTCGCAGCGCGCGACCAGGAACAGCCGCCGGCGTGTCGTCGGCGCGCCGTAGTCGGCGGCGACCAGGGACCGGTACTCGACGCGGTATCCGTACCCCTCGAGCTTGCCGACCCACCAGCGGAAGCGCTCGCCGAGCCGTTCCCTGATCGGCCGGTTGTCCGGACCGAGCGGTCCCCAGTCCTCGAACTCCTCGACGTTCTCGACCACGATGACCCGCGGGCGCACAAGCTTGGCCCACCGCGTCACCGACCACGCGAGCCCGCGGATCTTCTTGTCGACCGGCTTGCCGCCCTTGGCGCGGCTGTGGTGCCTGCAGTCGGGCGAGAACCACGCGAACCCCACACGCCGGCCGCCGGTCGCCTCGCGCGGGTCGACCTGCCAGATGTCCTCGCAGAAGTGTTTGGTCTCGGGGTGGTTGGCCTTGTGCATCGCGATGGCCACCGGGTTGTGATTGATGGCGATGTCGACCGGCCGGCCGAGCGCCTGCTCGATGCCCGTCGACGCTCCGCCGCCGCCGGCAAAGAAGTCGAACGTGAGCTCGCCCGGGAAGGCGTACGCGGCGCGCAGCGATGGCGGCCGATGCGTCATCAGCTCACCCGCTCCTTCGTCAACGCCTCATCGATCGCGGCGAGCATCCGGGCCGCGAGGGCTCGGTCGATGTCGGCGCGCTCGTGTCCCTCCCGGTACATGCTCGCCAGCCCGTGCAACGGGTCGGCGTCGACCAGCTGCACCTGCGGCAGCCGGCCGACCGCATACGGGTCGATGATGAACAGCGGACCCCGCGGGCTACCGCTCGGCCACACCTCGATCCACGAGTGCTCGTGGCGCAGGCCGCCGGGCGAGCCATAGGTGCCGTCGACCGCCATCAGGGCACGGCCGATGTGCTTGCGGTGGAACAGGTAGCCAGCGACCGCGCGCGCGACCTCGTGGCAGCGAACCTCGCCGAGGCTGTCGGGGATGGCAGCGACCGCGCGCTCGGCATCGGCCAGCATCGCGAGCGTGGTCGCGTCGAACACGCGGGTGCGAGCGTAGCCCTTCACGGCGCCCCCGCGATCGATGCGGCGCAGTGGTGGAGACTGCTTAGATGGAACGAATGTGGAATCGCGGCGGTTAGCTGAATGATTCCAGACGTTGACCTTCGGCCTGTCACGCCGGAGGTCGCGGGTTCAAGTCCCGTCCATCCCGCCAAGCGTTTCGCCCAATGATTACCGACGTTTTCCAACACGGTCCATTCTCGGTGCAGGGAACTCGTTTCCACTTACTTTCCACGAATCTTCGCCGACCACTGCGTCGTGCAGGTTCCCCGGAGCGACGTGCGCATAGCGCTGCGTGGTCGCGAGCGACGAGTGTCCGAGCCACGCCTTCACCTGCATCAGGTTCAGCGGCGCCGGCGTCCAGCTCCCCATCACGAGGTGACTCGCGCAGGTGTGCCGAAGGTCGTGCAGCGTGACGTACTCGCGAACGCCAGCTCGAGCGCGCCAGCCTTCGTTCACGTAGACGTCGCCGCTGCGCTCGACCAGGCGCACGGGGCCGGGCACGCGCACGACGCGCCGCTCCTTCTGGTCTGCCCAGTGGAAGTCGTAGCCGCGCGAGTAGCAGCCGCCGTGGTCGGAAGGGAACACGAGGTCGAACGGCCGGGCGGCCACATCCCCCTTGGCCTTGCGCATTGCGGCGAGCTCTACGCGCAGCACGAGCAGCGAGCGGCGCGCGGCCTCGAGCATCGGGACCTCCCGCCGAGACGCGCGGGTCTTGACCGGTCCGGTCCGGTTCTTCCGCACCTTGAACGCTGGCTGCTGGCCGTCAAGCACGAGGTCAGCCCAGCGCAGGCCGAGGACCTCGCCGTCGCGCAGGCCCGCGTAGATGGCCACCGCGAAGAACGCCCGCAGCTTCGACGCTCGCACGCGCGCGGCCGTCTCGCCGTCGACGCGCGGCAGCGTGGCGAACAGCGCGTCGATCTCCTCGAGCGTTAGGTAGGTCCAGACGTCCTCATCCTCGATCACGTTCTCGCGCAGCTTCGGCACGGGCACGCCGTCGACAGGGTTGCTCGAGACCTTGCCGTCGATGCGCGCCTGGGCGAACACGGTCATCAGCACGCGGCGCGCGTGAGCGATCACGCCGCTGCCGATCTTGCGGCCCAGCGATCGATACTCGGTGCGCCTGTTCGCGCCGGAGCCCGAGCGCCGAGGTGACAGCGCGTCCTTCCTCGCGAGCTGCTTCATCCACTTCTCGATGTGCCTCGGCTTCACTGCGCGCAGCTGCCAGTCGATAAAGAACGCCGTCTCGATGTGCGTGCGCCACAGCGAGAACTCATCCTTCACCGAGCGGACCGCGCCGCTCTTGTCGCGCTCGCCGAGCACGCGCAGCCCGTACACGCGCACGGTGTCGGGCGCCTTGCCCGAGTCCAGCTTGATGGCGGCGCGGATGTACTTCCACGCGAGCTCCTCGCTCGGATGGATCCCGAGGTACTCGCCGGCGAGCCGAGCTATCGCGCGACCGTCCGCCAGCACCTTCACGTTGCCCGTGGCTCTACGACCCATGACCGCGCCTCCTGCGCCGTTCCAGGACGTCAGCCATGATCTCGGCCTCGGTCGGGTCCGGCTTTGCTGCGCGTACCCCTGGCCGCGCCGGCAGGTCAACTTCGTTGGGCTTCGACAGCTGGGCGAGCAGCTGCCGCTTGAGCGCACGCAGCAGAGGCAGGAGCGGCGCATACTCGCGTAACTCCGCGAGTTCCTCCGCCGTCGGCTCCTTCTGCGCGGGCTCGGTCATGGCTCAGTCGCGGCCCCCCGGTCCGAGCAGCCTCGGCATTTCTC